ACGCAATCAAATGCCATAGTACTCTCCGATACACTTACAGATATAAATTACCTCAGATTTTTTAAGATAAGGATGTATAGGAAGTGATAGGACATTTTCACAAAATTTTTCTGCTCCTGGCATTTGCTGTTCTGTGTCAAACATGGCCATTTTATTCATAGGCAAGGCATAATGAACCTGGGTTTGTATACCTTTGGAGTCTAGGTAAGACTTGAGTCCTTGCCTGTCCTGTACCCTTACGACAAGTTTATGATTGTTTGATATGGTGTTGTTGGATGACTGTATGGAGTTTATTCCAATATCGAGAAATTTCTCTTCATACCATTTACGTACCTTCCTGGTCTTGGACATCAATGTACTGTACTTTCCCAACAAGAAATTTAAAATGTTTGCGTGATCGTTGCTGAGACAACTGTTGTAACCATAGGAAAGTTTTCCTGTACCTACTGAATGATACCTTAGACCCCTTATCAACTCTCTTTCTTTTTCATTGTCCGTGAGTACCATTCCGCCATTGCCGAAACAAGGCAGAGGCTTACTGGGTGCGAAACTGAGGGCACTGATATCTCCGAGTTTGCCACTTGGAATTTTTTTGAAAGAACTGCCAAGACTCTGTGCCGCGTCCTCTATCAACGGAATTTTAAACTTGTCGCAATACAGTCGCAGTCTATCATAGTCGGCAAGGTTACCAAACAGATTCACATAGACCACAGCATCAGGCAAGCCAACCGTGGGAAGACGTCCTATCAGTCCTCTGGTATCAACATCAACGAACTGTATGGTGGCACCTGTCCTCTTGATTGCTTCTGCTGTGGCAAAATAACTAACCGCTGGACACAACACGGTGCTTCCTGGCCCAATGTGCTTCGCCTTTAAAGAAAAGTAAAGTGCGTCTGTGCCACTGCCTACGGCAACGGCATACTTCCTTTTGGTATACTTGGCCACTGACTTCTCGAACGTATCTAAAACACTACCGTCTTTGTGATTGCTTGAAACGTGCATGCCTGATTTCCATACTTCCTTTGCTTTACGTGTGATCCTCCAACTGAAGGAATCGTATATTCTATCAGTGCCGTTAAATTTTATTTTGTAACCATTCATAGTAGTTGATCAATCCTTGTCTTAAATTCTGTTGTGGACTATATCCCAGTAAATCCTTTGCTCTGGATATGTCTAACGTGCCACGTTGTGGGTATAGAGACTGCATACCAATGTCTTCTATGTGAGATTCACTGCCTGTGATATCAACAATAGTCTCCGCCAACTCTCTCAAACTGGTGGCATTGCCTGTGGTTATGTTGAAACTGGTGTTTGCTACTTCAGAGAACGAAGCCTTTATAATACCATCCACCGCATCGTCAACATATGTGAAGTCCACTTTGTTGTTGCCATTGTGTAGTGTGATGGACCTGTTCTCCATTGCCCTATCAAAGAATTTTGATACCACCCTGTCTGGCATATCCCCAGGACCATAGACCCCGCTGGGTCGCACAATATTGTAGTTCAGACCGTGCCTCGCTGAAAACAGTTTTGTGATACGCTCTCCAGTCAATTTGGCCTCACCATAGATGTTGATCGGTTTGGTGTTGCCATCTTCCTTGGTACCATCAGTGAAGTTTCCGTAGACCATGCTACTGCTCACGTACACAAATTTTTTCACACCGAAGTGACGGCTGTGCCATAATAGGTTAACTGTACCGTTGATCACTTTAGGCACTCCCACCACTGGATCGTCTTCGACTATTTTTGCCCTTGGATACGTGGCCAGGTGTATGACCATGTCTGGTCTGTGCTTGAATGCCTTTATACAGTCTAGCCTGTCCAGTATGTCACCGTCTATATCTATGACCTTACTCCAATTACGTTCACGCCACTTGTACAATACCTTTAGTTCATCGTCCGACATGATACCGTAGTTGTCCCTGTTGTCAATCACAGTGACCTCGTGCTCATTGCATAGTGTTTCCACTATCTTTGATCCAATAAAACCTTTACCGCCTGTTACTAATATTTTCATTTAATCTCCACTTCAGAACAATTCCTGTAAAAATTATAATTGTATTCTAGTGTATCTTTCATCTCGTAATACATTTTTGAAAGTTCCTCTATTGGTTTGTTTGCCAAACTATTGACTATGCTGACTATTTTCAATATCCTTTGAATGCCGGCATAATCGTCGTAGGATTCATCCCACCATTGCGAAAAAGTTTTGAATCCAATTTTCCTTAAATTTTTCAAATAGTTTTTTCCACCGTACACTAAAAATGGTGTGTGGCAAAGCATTGGTCTCGATGTTTTTTCCGTAGGGTAGAAACACGTGCCATCGTGCCATGTTTCACATACAACGTCAACAAATATTTCCTTGTAAAATTTATTCAGCACAAAGGTATCTTTTGAATTGATATTACCCCAAGTGTTATCATTTGGTTCTTGTGTGAGTTCTAAAGGTAGGTTTGAAATAAAATTGTTTATCTGTGCTAGAAACTTTTTACTGTTAAGATTGTAAGTGTTTTCAAAAAGATCATCCAGATACAACCTACATGGTTGTTTATCATTTGTTATTGATTGTCTAAATGTGATTAAACTTTTATCCTTGTGATATTCGAAAAGATGACTTGCCAAAAACATACGGTGCCATCTGCTGGTATTCACAAAAAGTCCAAAATGTTTCTCGATCGTTTGATTTTTGAATACCGGTGCACTATTTTGTGCATAGAAAAATGGCACTAGTTTATTGTTCCTTGTGATAGTGATTCCATCTATATCTTTTTGAATTAAATTATAAGTTTCAATGTTGATCCCTTTGCCAGCGAGTAATTTGACTAGAGGCAAGTCGCTAATCATTACTTTTTCAAGATCGGCACCTTCGTCTATTAGAAAATATTTCACATCATTTGCCAGACACTCTAACAACTCACTTACGTTCAGGACCTCATGGTCTTTTACAACTATTTTCCTCATCCTAGTACCTTTACTCCGTATTTGTTGGTAAACGCTTTACCATCTTCTCTGTCATTCACGATTGGTTGTCCTTTTATGTTCAAACTGGTGTTCAAAAGTATAGGGCAACCTGTCTGTTTTTTCCATTCTGTGAGCAGTGCATGGAAGCCTGGATTGTCCGTCTTACGCACCGTTTGAACCCTGGAAGTGTGATCATGGTGTATTATAGCAGGGAAGTCTTTACCAGCAGTACACGCCGCTGTAAATTGCATATAAGGGGTGTTTTGAACTGCTTTAGGTAGGGTGAAATACTCATGTACATCCTCCTCTAATATGGCCGGAGCGAATGGTCTGAACTTCTGTCTTTTCTTGATCGAGTTTACCAAATCCTTGATATCCTCACCCCTAGGGTCCGCCAACAGTGATCTATTACCAAGTGCCCGTGGACCAAACTCTGCCCTGCCACTTGCAACTCCCACCATTTTGTTTTCCTTCAATTCCTTGATCAGACTGTCCACTGGATACTCTCCGTCTATGTTGTGTCCCAAGAACGGGTGTTGCCAATTCAAGTGTAATTTCTGGTGTGCGGCAATACAGCCTAGGCTTGATCCGGCATCACCGGGATTTGGTATGATCCATATGTTGTCGAACAATCCCATGTTTGCCAGAACCCTGTTGGCCGCACAGTTCAAGGCGACACCTCCCGCATACACCAAATTCTTACTGCCATACTTGGATGCTCTGTTCCATAGATCTGCGAGCAGTTCTTCCGTGACTGCTTGTATGCTGGCGGCTATGTCCATCACGTCTGCGTTTGGTTCCCAGTCACTCAATCCCCTGTGTAGGTTCTGTTTAAGTTTAAAAGGTGACTGCTCCACAAAGTCGTCATATATCTTTTGTTTGTACTTTGGCGTTCCGTACGCGGCCATGCCCATCAGGATGTATTCCTCTTCCGCAGGCTTGAGTCCACAACGATGTGTGAATGCACTGTACAGTATTCCTATGCTGTGCGGATACTGGATCGTCTCTTTTCTTTCTAGGTGATTTTTATCCGCTGTTGATATGGAAACGGTGTCCCACTCCCCTATGGCGTCCACTGTGAGAATTGTTGCTCCTGTGTCCCTGAACGGTGACGTGAAGTATCCTGCGGCGGCGTGTGAGTCGTGGTGCTTGACATACTCGTCTATCTTTATTCCAAAGTGGTCTAGATGCCACTGTGGCATCTCCGTGTAACTCATGGCCATGCCGTACTGGCCTGCGTACAACTGTCTCGTCTTTTTAAGTAAAGGTTTCTCATAGTACACCACTTTGTCAAACGGTCCAAACGTGTTGGCCTCGTCCACTATCTTCTGATTAAGGTAATGATCGTTCTTGACCTTGCTGTAACGTTCTGCGTGTGCGGCCCACAGTATCTCACCCGTGCCTGAACTGTAATCCACCACGGCCATCGCGGCATCGTGGTTCATACAATTTATTCCTAATATTCTCATCTGTGTGGTCCTAGGTTTCCGTGTTTGTCTATTATGTCTTGTTTTATAAGGTACGCCCACATATTCGCCTCTATGTGCGTGACTTTGAAATCATATGCTGTTGGTGATTCAAACATCTTATTTGTGTCCTCGAATCTGCCTTCCTTTATTGTGTCCATCCATATTGTGTAGTCTGCGTCAAAGTCCTGCCTAGTGCTTTCTGTTGGACATATGAAATCAGCCACTACTACCCTGTTTCTGGCTACTGTTTCTTGTGCCAGTGTTTTCATTCTATTTGCTTGTCTGGTCCTTCCCTCTTCTGAGAAATCCCAATCGTCTGCTTGTTTCCTCACTGCGTCAGCATTCAGCCAAACAGCATTCAACATCGGTACAAGATGTTTTGCTAGAGTTGTCTTGCCTGAACCTGGCAAACCCATAATCAATATCTTCACTTGCCAACCTCCCAACCTATCACGACGCCGTAGTTCTCTTCGCCGTTGTGCTTCTCGTATGCTGGGGAAACGAACAATCCTCCTGCCTTGTATCTCACCATGGGTAGTACGTCTCTGGATTTGTAACCAGTGACAAGCCCTAGTTCGATTTTCCAGTATTCATCTAATTCAAACTCCCTACCAATGTACGTGCTGACCCTGTCCTCAGAATTGTAGAAAACTCCTGCTATCTTGTCGTCAACTGTACACCTAGCGTGTGGATGTATGTTGTTGTAGTTGGCTTCGAGGCCCACGTGCATAGACACTGCTAAAAATAATCCTAGGCAACTCATTTAATGCTCCAGGTGGTGTTCCTCCATTTTGCCTTAACCTTCTCTGCTAACTTCTCCCATTCGCTCAACTCTATGTCATACTCAAAGTTCTGCGTGGTGTCGTTGACTTGCAGTTCTTTTGCTCCATTTTTCAAATGGAAGTTCCTGGCCATGTCTGTCAACGGACTTAATGTTACAAGCCTGTTCAGGTGATTAGAACTTTTGATCATCTTGTACACTTCGTTGACCATGTGTCTGCCACCACCTTTCTTCTTGGCCCAAACTGTGTAGGCAATCGCTATGTTGCCCTGCACACCTGCCCTGTGTATGGCCTGCATGGCGGCGTCTTTGCTCAACACATCCATTTCTTCTACTGTCTTTGGTACCTCGTGTGTGAATGCGAAACACATGATGGCGGCTATGTCGCCCTGATCATCTTTCAAACCGTATATCTTCCTACCATATGCTTGTCTGAAGGCAAGATCCAATTCCGGTCGTACAGGATCCTCCGTTACATCGATGTATGGCATTTCGATCAGTTCAAACTTGGGTTCCTTTTCGAGTGCCTTTTGTATCTTCTGTGTAATTTTTTCCATTTTTTATTTGTATATGAATGGGTCTTTCTTTTTCAACTCTTTTAGTCTCTTCCTATACTTGATCTCTAACTTAATTTTATTGATCAAATTCTTTATCCAATTGAACATTATTCGCCTCCTATTAGTTTGTTAAAAGTTGGTAACATTAATTTTACAGCATCTTGGTGTGCCTCGTCAAGTGGGTGTGTGGTGCCACGTGGATAATCTTCCATCATTGCCCACTGATTGAACCCCATGCAACGCTCACCAAAGAAAAACCATTTGGAAAGATCTATCTCGGAATGTAGAGCATTCATGAATGAATCTTGATCCTTATGTTGATCGAACTCTTGGTAAAAAAGACTGTTGTCTGCTAGGGTGAACATGAATGGTATTTTTTTCTTCTCTAAAATGTTCTGTAACCAAATAATGCTCTTCCAACTGAGATAAGTTTCGTGGTACTGGTTGGCACCATATTTGTAGATGCTTTCAGCGAAATCACGCACACCTGTCTCACTTAGGAATTGCTGTCTGATACGCCACTGTTCCTGCTGTTCTTTTGATTCTTCCATCACCTTGTATGCTTCCTTGTCTCCGTTTTCTGTGTCCCATGGGGAAATCGATGCCCACCTTGTGTCTTCGAGGTTTACGTGTCTAGGCATTGCCCAATCATATCGAGAAAGGAAAGTCCACATGATCACCACGCCCTTGATATCATCTGTGTTTGCCACTGCGTTGAAGACTCTTCTTGCTACTGCTTGATTGCCGTGTCCTCCGAACGCTCTGCACACGTATTCACTGCCTGAGTGTTCACTTAACCTATACGACCAAGTTTGCTTGGATGGCGTCTTGCCGTCCACGTCATCTGACAATTCATTGCCCAGTGTAAAACTGCATCCACCTGCTATAATTTTCTTAGTCATATATCTGTAATACCTTATTTAGAAGTGGAAAAACTTCCCCAAAATTTTCTTTCCTATACTTGTCAGTTTGTAAAATCCTTGCTTTACGTTGTTCTCGCATTTCTGGTGTGTCCCGATCCGCGGCATTCATGAACCTTATGCTGGGTTGATAGTCAGTCAACATATGATATCTGTCCGTGACTATGTCCTTTACCTGTTTCGGCAGTGTCTGTATGTTGAAAACATCCGGATCAAAGCAGGTGTTGACGTAGAAGAATTTTGGCTGGAACTGTGCCACCCATAGGGCCATCTTTGCCCAGTTGAAGACATTAAATATCGAAACCGTGGAACATATCTGGAAGTCCATGTTAGAAGTCTGTCTTTCTTTGAACTTGACGAGATTAGCACTGACTTCTCTCCAGTTCGCAGGATGTCTCTGATATTCAAACGCCTCACCTATGTCATCAATACTGAAGGCAATCTCAACGTGTTTGAAGTAGGCCCATAGGTCAAATATCTCCTGTGGCGGAAGTTGTGTGCCGTTTGTGTTGTAGTGTATGTCTATGTTCTTCGCGTACCCTTTTTCAACACAGTGCATCAAGATCTTGAAATGATCCTTGATCATGAACGGCTCTCCGCCAGTGAACTCAAAGTACTCCACGTGTTTGAGATCTTCCTTGAGGTCCTCGAAGAACTGCGGGTTACGTTTCGGCCATCCACCCTCACGTAATTGTTTCCTGGCCAGAGGATTGTCTCCGCCTTTGGCCGTCTCGTAGTCTATCTCTTCCTGTGCCCATTTCGAAGAACTCCAGGAACCACATATCCTACACTTGAGGTTACACACGTTGCCTAACTTAAAGTCAATGAACTTCAGCGTTGGCTCGCTATCGGGTGTCCAGTCCGTTAGACTCGTCTTCATCTTGTATATTGAATTCTGTCTCTTACTTGTTTTACCTGCGTCTTCCTCCTGCCAACAACTCTGACAACCCGCAGGACGTTCTCCATTACGGAACTCTTCTCGTAGGTTGCTCATGTATTCGGTGTCTTGTATTGACTTGAGGCTCTGCTCGTAGACTTTCACGTTTGGCACACTGCCTTTGTACAGACAACACGGAGATGCTCCGCCGTTGACATCAACTTCGAGGTGCGTCCACGGAAGCGGACAGACATTTGTTTTTATATACTTGTCCACCATTCCAACACCCTTTCGTCTCTGCTTAATATTTTTGTGATGTCCTGTCTCCTGATCTTGTCAATACTCTCTTGCCTCTCTTTGCCCCTTTTGGTAGGAGTAAACGTTTCTCTGTTTTTGAGGTTTTTCAAAACATCTATCAATGCCCTCTGTTTTCTCGTGGCAATAGGTTCCATATATGCCAGTGCTTCGTCAATTATAGTGTGTAACAAATCTTTAGGCAATGCCAATGGACTCAAAATCTCATCATTACTGAAAGTGAACATGACTTTTGTCAATATCTCTGTATCTAACTCACGGCTGAGGTCAAACATATTTTTCAGTTCCAACAATCCTGGCATCGTTATAGTGTAATCAAGTCTCATTTCCCTAGGGGTCTTCGCAACTGCCATGCCCTGTTTGAAATTATCCAACCAAGAATCATAGTTCAAACCATCACGTATGTATTCTCCCACCTCACCGGTACCATCCAACGACGAACATATCTGCCAATCCTGGAACTGAGGCAGTAGGTCAAACAAGTTTACACCTTTGAACGAAGTCCTGCTTAGATTTGTGTTGTACCTCACACAGACTTGATTAGCGAATCCAAGATCTATTATCCTCTGCATCGCAGTCCAATGGATATCCCACATGAGTGGTTCTCCCCCACACCAATATATTTCCTTGATTGTTTTGGTCTCGACCGCTTCCTTGAATTCCTCCACCACCTGTGTGTCCTGGAATACTGATATCTGTTCTCGCAGGGGTGATGCCATCCAAGGCGAAGATTCCTTGTTCCAGGTCTTTTGCTTTCGAGACTCCGCCTCCCAACTTGAACTCAACATATTTCCACACATCCTACATTTGAAGTTACACAAATTATTGAACCTGTAATCAAAACTTATAACAGGCATAGTTGTGGCACCCGTGTCGTCGGTCTTTTCATATGCTTGATCGATCCTGTCGCTGAAAAGCCTATTCCAGTATGACCTGTACACGTCGGTGTTGAGAAGTTTATGATCACACACCTCACATTCAGACAGTTCTTCTCCTGCCAACATACGCAAACGTACAGACCGCATATGTTCTGAGTTCCAATGCTCTTTGAGGGTCAGTGGTTTGTACTCTTTGGCGTTGTTACCTGTATCTATGTATTGCTTGAAACTCTGTGCTGGTTCCCTTGAAGCACAACACATCCTTCTCTCTGTCTGTGGCGAAAGATACGTGTGTGTCCATGGGGCCATACAGAAAGTTTTATTGCCATCACTTGGTTTAATTCTTTTCATACTTCTCAAATAATTCTTTCCATTCTGGGAATATTTCAAGGCTGTTTTCGTTCCTTATTTGATCGTATTTCCTAGTGTTCGCAAAGAAAAGATCAAGGTGTTTCTGATTGTCAGTTGAATACATCCAATCTAGAGCAGACTGAAATCCTTTTGTTGCCCTTGTAAGAGAATCCTGTCCCTGTAACCATGAGATGTGGGAGTGGTATTTTTCCTTGACCTGATCTTTAAATTCCGGTGGTAGTATGTCCATCCTTTGCCATATTGGATGTTGCAGTAGATTGAAATTGAAATCTTGCGGTTTGATCAAACCCTGTTCTACCCAACTCTGATGGAAATCTGTGACGTGTAGGCTGTTTATCAAACCAACCGTTGCACTTATATAGAAATCAACCTGTGGACACACTTCCATCATTCTTTTCCTGTTGGCGATAGTCTCTTCCCACACAGTACCTTTACGCATAAGTTCTGCCCTAGGACCTTCGGCATCTAGACTTGCTCCAACGGAGACCGAGTCAAACTTGTTCCATAATTCGAACACGTCAATGTCTTTGAATTTTGTCCTGCTGAAATTGGTGTTGTATATAAGCCTTACATGATACATTTTCCTCTTGTCTAGTTCTTTTAGTATTCTGTAATGTTCTTCCATTATTATTGGTTCACCACCTGCGAAATAGAATTGTTCAGTATGGTCAAACTGTGCCAACATCTGCTCCCAAAGGTCATCTGTGCTTCTTCCGACTTTCATAACCTTAGCGTGTGGCGGTGGACTTCCTGTCAACTTCTTATGGTCCTCGTACCAGTTTGAACTAAACCAAGTTCCACAACTCCTACAAGCCATGTTACACAGATTTGAGAATCGTATATCCCAATATTTCATTACGAAGTCTGCTTTACCGTCGGGTAATGTGTTATGGACTAATGGAATGTTGTGTCCGAAATGTTTGTTCGAACTTAGACGCAATGAAAAGAACCCAGACTTCTCTTGATCATAACACTTCAAACACTCTCGTGATTTTTCATTATTCAACATACGTGTTCTCATCTGTTTCATTTTTTCGCCATTGAATACCTCTTCCATGCTGTTCTCATTCAAGTTACCTACAGGGAACGGATCAAAAGCAAAACAACAAGGATATGCCCTGCCGTCTGGATATGCGTGAAGATGCATCCAAGGAAGTATACAGAATGTATCACTTTCGATTAATAACTCCTTCTCCCTAGGAGTCATGTCTTTAATTTTTAATTTTTCAGGCTCCTTCGCCCCATACTCATATGCCACGATACCATTCTCCTATAATTGGGAAAGTCTTTTCGAAGTCCTTTCCAGATCTTTTGTCGTATTGACTGTAAAATAATTTGAAATCTTTCTGTAATTGTTCTTGTGCGGCCGCACCTGCGTGTGGTGTTTTGACCACGTCCAAGTAATCTATCAGCCTCTGTGTTTGATTAATTTCCATGTGTTCCAGATGTTTTTCGTTGTTATTTAAAAACTTTACCAAGTCCAGTTTAAATTTATTCCTCAGGTCGTCCGGTAGAACAAGCGGTGATTGGAAACTAGGAAATCTCAATATGTTCAAAGTGTAATTGATCGTTGGCCCATACACCTTACTCGCACTTTTGAACCATACCATCTTCTCTAAAAATTCAGGCAATGACTCCAAACATAACGCATTGATTGTTGCCATGTTGTGTATCTCAGATGGCACCTTATCCACCATCATGTGTAAAAGGTTAGAATGCCAAGTGCCAAAATCCATCCCGTCCCTGATGTATCCTGCCTGCTCGAACGTGGCCTCACAACTCGTATACAAATGGAAGTTCTTGAATCCCTTTAATTTCTCTTTGAATCTATCAATTATGCTCTGCTTTGCCCCTAAGTTAGAATTGATAGCGATACGCATGTTGGGATTCATTTTATCACCCTGTGTTTCTATCCAATCAAGCAATCTCCATAGGTTAGGTGACATCATCGGTTCTCCTCCTGTGATACGTAATTCGTCTAGGCTTTTGTGTAGATCACTCTCCCACCATTTGTAGAACGCTTCAACGTATGGATTGGTCTCATCCTTCTTGTATGGTTCCGCTGAATCATGTGCGTGTGTGAAATGGTTCCTGCCGTCTGTAGTCATCCCTGTGTATGGACCTTTCTGTTTGATGTCATTTGCCCACGTTGAACTGAATGCTGGATTACAGTAAGTGCATTTAAAATTACAAGTCCTATCGAATGCTATTTCGAGTGTTTTCAAATTTACATCTTGGGTGTGATCTAACTTGTAAGCAGTTTCTAGATCTTCGTTTGTGAATATTTTTGATTTGTACACCCTGTCACTGATGTTATCCCTGTGTATGTCCTCTATCTTCCAACAGTATTCGCAACCAGCAGGACGTTCTCCATTCTGCATCTGCCTACGTTGTTCTTTCTTTTCTGCTGTGTTATGTAACAACTTTGGATTTTGTTGTACTGCTATTGGATCAATCTTGTGTGGTGGTGGATGGTGACAACTTGTTGTCATACCACTGCCCAACCATATAGTGGCGTTGTACCACTTCGCTCCGCAGAAACTTGCTGACTTGGTGTCTAGTATTTGCTTCTTGTATTCTAAATCATCCATGCGTTCTTACACTCCTCCCAGAACTCTTCCATCTCAGGAAAAGTGTTTAAAAAACTAGTTAACCGTCTTCGATCGTGTTCGTTAAAAAAAGCGTAAAAGTTTTTTTTGTTTTGCGTACTTGCGTCCGCGTTTTCACGCCAGTATGCGAGATTGCGTTGCATTTTTTGGATCTCGAAGTCCTTGAATATGTGTAAGCCGTTTGACTCGCCGGAATTCTGTTTCATGTATTCTATGTTGTCCTCGTGTATGCTCTGGTATGCCTCTGGTAGCATTGTTATCTGTTGCCACGCGGGTTGTCTCAGCAGTGGCACGTCGAACCACACACGCTGGTATGTCTTGCTGTACTTCTTACGCAGTTCCAATATCTTCTCCAACAGTTTGTCCATGCTTGTTATACTGAGGTTGTTGTATGTGCATATGAATGTGATCGAATTACGTCCGGGTATCCTGTCCAGGAACTCCTCCACGTTGTCCATCATGTAATCGAAATCCAATCCGTCACGTATGTACTCCGCACGATTTCCGAATGCGTCAACTGACACGAACTGCATCATGTGTTCCACCTTCTCCTGCATACATATCGTCTGGGCCATGTTGAAGTACTTCTCCTTCAACTTCTTGTCCGCGGGACACATGTTGCTTGTGACGTTGAGGTGTAGGTCCTGTTTTGGGTTGTCAATTATGTACTGGAACACCTTGTATGTGTTGACGTCCATCATGGGCTCACCACCGGTCATCCTGAAGTGTTTCAAGTTCTTGTACAGCGTAGGCCACCACTTCCAGAAGGCAGTCACGTAGGGATTTGGATCCCTGTTTGGTATGGGTCTGCGACGGCCCTGGAAGTGTTCGGGTGCGTTGTGCGGTGGCGTAGTTGGGTACTCACCATAGAGGTCCGTCTCCCTGGCCCACGTGGTGCTGAACTGTGGAGAACAGTAACTGCACCTGAAGTTACAGGCGTTGCTGAAGTTGACCTCCACGTACCTGGGCGTCCAGTTCTCGTCTATGGGATTCCTCCTGATCGCGTCGAAGTCCTGCATGGCCCATGGCTCTCCTGAACGGTAGTGCCTGTCTGACATCTCGCCCGTCTTCTCTATGTTCCAGCAGTAACTACAGCCTGCGGGTTGCTCGCCCGACAGCATCTGTTGCCTCTGTTTGAGTTTCTCCGCGGTGTTGTGCAGTGCCGCGGGATTGTCCTTCAACTTGTTGTAGTCTATCTCGTGCAGTGGTGGATGGTAGCAACTGTTCGTCAGTCCCGTGGGCAGGTGCAGTGAGGTCTGGTTCCATTTTGCCAGGCACATCGTCGGTGACACCTCGGCCAGTTTCTCCTTGGCGTGGTCTGCCTGTGACTTATAGGTACTTTTGTTCACGGTCCTGTACTCCTTTGTTGATCCACTGTGGTTGGCAGAACTTGAAGAAACTGCTTTGCTCGTCATCGTAGTCCGCTATGGTTATGCCCAGTCTCTGCCTCAGGCTGTTGCCATAGAGTTCTACTAGTTCATCCACTTCTCCATCCAATTCATTGAACCTCTCGTTGATGTCATCGAGGTCTCTGACCACTTCTGGTTCGAATTTCTGTATCACCGTCTGCCAACAACCTATCCTCGCTCCCAACATGGCGTACTTGCCGTTCTCAACATCGGCTCCCACACTCATCCACGTGGTCAAGCACTTAAGATTTGGTCTATACATCTGGCTCACGAACTCCGCTGGGTTTATTGAACTACCCTGATCGAGGCTCATCTTTACCCCTTCCCTGTACCCTGCCGTGAATGCCTGGTTAGGGGAGGTATTGATCACCGTCTCCGAATACACATTGTGGAGATTCTCGTGTGGAACCCCCCAACAGAAGTCTATCTGATTTTCTTTCGTGTCCGAGTTCTCGTGTGTCTTCATACCCAGACAGGTTTCTTTAGGCCAGCCAACCACTCCACCGTTGCCGTATATCAGTCCATTCACACTGTTCCTTGCTCTCCATCTGTGCACCGCTTTCGGATTTGTTTTCTTGAAGTCCAGTGTCTGCAGGATGAACTTCGGATCAATGATGTTGTCACCGTCCACTGAGATGAAGAAATCGGTCTCCGCCACCTCGGCCGCGGCCTTGTGTGCGTTGTCGAAACCAACCACACCGTCAACACGTTTGGCCCATGGCACCTTGTTCAACAGGTCCGCGTAATTGTATTCCTTGTTTGGCTCCTTGAAACTTATGAACACGAAATCTAAATCTTTAACTCTTACAGTTTCCATACAAAGTCCTGTTTTGGCCAGAAGGGATCGGCTGTTAGTTTTTCAAGTTCAGGAAAACTTATCCTACTTTCCAGAGTCACTTTCCTCTGGGGTTTGCCGTTCTCCAAAATATAGTTTTCTTCGCCATTCTTTATTATCTCTAGTTTTTCTTTATGCGTCACTTCTACTTCCTTGCCCTGTATCGTGGCAAAGAATTTCTTCTTCTTGATTGGCGGGAACAAATCTTTAAATCGATCTGACATCTAATACCTCCAAGAAATTTTTATTGAAGTAATGAAGTGGTGCTGTGATCCTCTTCCCTCCAAAGTAAATGTTGTCATCCACACGCACAGGATAGAAATAGTTCATTGTATCATAGTCATATTTCCTTTGGTGTATGCCACTTTTGTTGTGTATGAACTTGAACCACGGGTAGTCTATGATGCCCTGCATTGTTGGATCAATGATCCTGTAAGCAAGTGCGTAAACGACATCTGTCGTTGGAACGCTGTCGAAACAGGTTTGTAATAATTCTTCCTTCACGACCTTCCAGTTTTTAACGATGCTTTCGCACACTCTAAAGAATGTGTGGGCAAACATGCTTCTCCTGAAATATGTCATACCATTGTATAGATTAGGTAGATGATTCCTAGCGTGGAAAGGCCTGTAGGTTGTGTCATCAACTCTTTGCTCCTTGTAGTTCAGGCAGGAGATCGAAAACACCAGGTTGTGCTGACAAAGGTAGTTCCACCACCAATCGGTTCTGCTGTTCCAAAGCATATCTGCTTCTAGTTTTATTGTGTGAGTAAAGGGTGTCAGTTCGAAAACCTTGTACTCATTGGCGAATTTTTTGTTATGTCCTTCTGCTTCATCGCTGTCCAACACCTTTATCACATCAACGTGCTTGTCTTCGAACACACTGTCTTTGTCCACTATGACACAAACGTCACTGTCCTTGTTGTGCTTTTTTATGGTCCTGGCCAGTTCGCAAGACAACTTCACATAATCTGTGTCATTGTTGTTCTGACAAAACCAAACGAATCCCCTAGACATACATGATATCCTTGTTCAAAAAATGTATGTCCTGGTCTTCAAGGGAAACTACCTTGCCATTCCACTCGACCACGGCACCATTTTCTTTCAATACCCTGCACTTGGCATCTGCAGGCACAGTGGCTATGCTGTCCTTGATTATGTCATAGTCCCTGTGTCCACCTATCTGTTCTAGTGCTATAGCAAAGGCGTAATCGTTCCTGAAATTTTTATATGAGATCCTGTACAGTTGGCAGAAATGATAGTAGTTGTCCTTGACCAGTTTCACTGTGTCAAATATTGCTTTAACCCTGGGTGTCTTGCTGAATATAAGGACAGTGGCCCAGACAATGTCCAGCATGGCTTCCCTTTCGAACCGCATATTGGTATTGAACATGACATCGTGGGCATCTTTGTGTACCAGGAAATCGTTCTCGGTGTCCATCAGTCTCAGAAGTTTATCCGTGTAGCAAAAATAATCAACGTCTATGACCAGCGTCCTATCATATGGCGAGTGTTGATAGGCAAGATGTCTTTCAAGGTTGTACCAGGGTTTTCCTGCCCTGTTGTTTTTGATATCGTTCTCTATCAACTTGTAGTTGACCATACCCATCGGCTTCATGAATTTGAATGTTTCAAAGTTGGTTACCACAGTGATCGGCAGACGCAGATGCTTCTTGATCAAGGCCACACACCGCTCCGTGATCCTGCTGTAGGCCACTTGACTTGTGTTGAAACAATAAAGCAGAACCCCCTTCTTCATTATGCCCTTTTGTTTCTGAATTTTTGATGTAACTGATGGTATGCGTTTAGGGATGATTGGTTTTTTTCGATCAATGCCTTGAGGAACCCTGCACCGTCCTTGATTTCAACCGGATTGTGGTTGGTGTCGAGTACAAAAAAACTACTGTGTGATTCTGCGAGCGTCTTCACCAGGCATATGGTGATCACATCTGCCTTGAATATGTGATTCTCATAGACCACTATCTGGTCTGATTCCGCTTTCTTCAATGCATTGGCCTTCTGTAAGGCAATGTCATAACTCTGTTGAGAGATTTGTTTTAGATTGTCAATGTCCATACCACAATTATACAATAATTATGGTGTGGAATCAACCTGGTAAAAAAAAATATTACGTTGTACCGTTAGATTCTACAGCAGTTGATGATACGCCATACGCCGTTGCCAAACCGTTACTAGTGTTCGGAGTGACCGTGAATAATGTAGTCACCATCTTAGGCGTGTTCTTGACGTCTGTTGGTACACCACCACCGTTACCTGCTGGATACTGTGTGTCTGCCGCTGGGTCAGATGCTGTCATCTTGATCGTAATTTTAGTTGAAGAGCCTGGCGCCGCGTCTAACTTGGCCTCCATCTTCAACGTGTTTGAGTTGTATGCCGCGTATGCGTTCTGTGTGATCAAACAGATTGTAGTGTAACTTGTTCCTAGGTCATAGAAACCGTTTGCGAAACCGTTTGTGGTCAAACTTTGTGATGCTCCTGATCTTGTGCTGGCCTGTGCCGCTATGTCCAAGTTACCCAGTGCTGTTCCCAATGCCGCGAAAGCAGTGTCCTTGGCACTTGTTGATGCCGCTGAAGTACCAACTGTTACCCTGATCTTACCACCTGCGTTGAAGAAGTATCTCATCTCATTGGCATTTGTGAAGGTTGCTGAAACTTCCTGTGTCGCTGTGTTGTCCCAACCTTCTGAACCTGTTGTCGCTGTCTGTAGAGCAGATGAAGTTGTAAGTGCTGTGGCACCTGTGCTACCGCCGTTTACCTCTGTGGCCAAACTTGCCAAGTCTGTTGCGACTGCCGCCGCAATTTCGATCGGGTCTCCAGCCGACACCGCAAGCCTTGTAGTCAATACTATGTTTACGTGGTTGGCAATGTTGTCCATTCCAGTGAAAAGTGTGTTCCAGTGTGATGCGTTGATCGTATCACCTGCTGTCACTGTTGAAATTGAACTCTGACCAAGTCCGTATGTCAAAGAACCTGTCCCTGCGAAATGGTTGTAACCGAATGGTGAACTTGAACTGTTCACAAACGTGTTGTATTCATCATCTAATATAGTATCACCTGCTGTGTATGCCATAAATTTTTATTTCACTCCTATCACGCACTCTGTTAATGCTGTTTCTACGTTGTATTTATCCTTGATCAGCCTTCCCAAGGTGTTAAAAGCGGTACATTCTTCAAGTTGTGCCACACGTGCCTCACCATTTCCTGCTGATACTACACGATCACCCGCTTTGCCTGACCCTTGTACCTTGACTGATACACGTCCTTTCAAGCAAACCATCGGATGAGACTCGTTGTTTCCTGCTTCTGCGTTCATTAAAAATGCTGGTGATTCTGATATAACACCAAATACGGCGTCTGACAACTCGTCCTCACATTTTGTAATTTCTGCTTCTCCGCCCAAGATCGCCACATCTCCGACTTCCATCAAACAATCCGCTTCGTAACGCTCTGCCAAGTCAGCGTATCTCGCCGCTGTTGAAGTTGCGTGTACCACGTTTGCCCTGATATCCACCAGTGTGGGAGCCTCGATGTTGCCTTGTGTCTGGGCAGACATAAATGCCGTCCAAGCACCACCGGCCGCACCTATACCGCTACCTGTTGATTCATCACTTGCGTATGTTTCGTCCCATACCCAATAGAGATTTTGCTCAGTGGAGGATGAAGTTTCACCCCTGTTCACTTTCAAACCTGTGTAACTCGGCATGCCGGAAGCACTCGATATGTTCCTGTTCAGTTCTATGATGTTGTCCTCTACCGACAATGTCGACGTGTTGATGATCGTCTGTGTGCCATCAACGGTCAAATCGCCTACTCGTAAACTCTCGATCCTACCTGTGGATCCTGTTATTCTCAATGCTTCTTTTGTTGTGCCACCATCGTTCACCGTGAATATGATGTCCTTGTCCTGCGTGGTCTGTGCGATAGTGAAATCATCACTCGACAATGTCATTGTGATGTCATTGCCTGCTCCCAAACGTATACCATCATCGGATTGTACTGTCAATCTACCCGTGGTTGTGTCAGCACCATCTGATCTCAGATAACTTGAAGGCGATACCCCGCCTAAAAGATCAGAATCCGTCGCCGTGCCTCTGAATTTTGCTGATGACACAGAACTTGAAAGTTGTATACCTTGTGCCACTGATGAAAAACCTGCTGTGATCAGTGCCGCACCTAATGTTTCAGTCGCACTTGGTGTGAATGCCAGATTAGATACCACACCAACGACAGTGTCATTGGCAACTAATTTTAGAATTGATCTTTTTACCCCTGTGTTGTCTTCTGGTGATTCTGTAACGACCTGTGTCACACCTGATCCAGAAACTGTGGTTGGACCAATCAGAGTCCACGCCGTACCAGTGTACACGTATAGTTGGGTGTTCAACGTATCAAACCACATATCACCAGTGGCCGCATCGCTGGGTGCTGTTGTAGAGTTAACAGTTGAACCTAATTGTTTCCATTTTGACCCAGTGTAGACATTGATTTGATTGTTTGTCTTGTCATACCACATCTGACCCTGGATCTTGTTTGACGGTGCTGATGTGTTGTTGAAATTCTCTAGTAATTTTACGAAGTTTTCATTTAGTTTTTCACCGAAGCCGGCGTAACCTTTTCCTATCAGCGTGAGGTCTGTTGTACCAACGTCAATAGTTCCATCGGCCAACGTGACCAATAGCGTTCCAAATGTGTTGTTTATTTTGTATGCCATGCTCTATTCGTTGTTTGATGCGTTGTCTCTGACTTCAGTCAAGAAACTAACATCACCCACTAACTTGATCAATATAGTTGCCAGTTCCGGTGTCAGCATAGCGTCAATTTTCGCTTCTTCCTCTGCTGTCCAAGCCGACTCGTAGTTTGCATTGATGTAGTCTGCGACTTCTTGTTTTGTTGCCATTTAAATGTACTCCTTATGCTTATTTATTACGTGATTCTATCTGCTCATCGTCTGATATCCACGTTAAATCCTGCGAATATGACCCGTCGAGATCTCTGAGAAACGTCTTCACATTACTCTCTGTCAGCACCATGTCGTGATATTTTGTGTATCTCTTATGCAGTGCCTGTTCCTTGGTGGCTGTATAGACCAATTTGATTCCTTTGTCCTTGGCCAAATCCATTATGCTGTCTATACAAAGTTTGAGACCAGTGTGTATTTTCCTGGAATCTGCGTGTTTGTCTGTCACTATCCATTCCATGAATCCAAACTTTGTGCCTTCTCCCACATATAGGCCACCGGCACACAACGGATGTCCGTCAGATTCCACCATTACTCCCTCTGGTGGTAGACACTCTTTTGGTACCACACCAAACTCCCACTGTTCCCACCACTTGACCAGTGTGCTGTAATCTTTGTCTCTATCCCAGGGTCTAACTAACATTCTTCTGTAACACTATCTTGTTTATGTTGTATGTTGATTCAAAACAAAGCATCACTGCATCTGCCACCTCGGATGCTTTTAGTTTTGGCAAATTTGTCCATAACCCTTTTGTCATGTCGGTGTCCACCACATCAGGACACACATCGTATATCGAAAGTGGTTTGTTGAACAAATCTTCCTGTAGGTCACTGATGTAACCAATCAATTCTTTTTTGTTTTCACAGTACTGCACGTATTCAAACTTATTCCACAATTCAAACTCGTTGTAATCCTCGCCAGAGTCTGTGCCAGACGTGCTGGTTATGACAGCCACTTTCATTTTATCAAATGCGTGTTTTCCGTATATCCTTTTCAACAGATCCAATTGTGATCTTCCACTGTAGGCATTCAACACAACCAAAGGACATCCTGCGATGCTTTCTAAAATTTTTTCTTGATCTGTATTGATGTCGAACCCGTTGCTCTTGCTGAGTCCAAGCACATCGAAACCTTTTTTGTTGTATAGGTCAGCGATGGCCTTGCCTATGCCCTTGGTGTGTCCTACAATCGCTATCTTATTTTTTCTTCCTTGACTCATATGTGTCCACTAAATTTTCCAACCCCTCGAAACATTCCGAATAGTGTTGGTAATATTTCTCAAACTTGTCTTTAGTGTACACGGATTCCTTGTAAAAGTCAATTAATAGCGTGGTCCTCTCGCCAGGATTGTTGTTGAATCCGTTGTGTAGTTGTAGGTCTGGCTGGAACACAAACGCCTCACCGCTTTTCCAGGTATAAAGTTCTTGTTTTCCAGTTTCCAAGTTCAACACATACATACCACTTCGATCGCCGCCGCCATCGTCAAGGCACATCTGATACCTCCATCCTCCCTCGTTGTCTGTGTGATTGCCGATCTTGGTGTTGGCTCCCACTGTCATTATGGCAACGTTGGTCTTGTAGGGAAATTTTCTCAATATGGAATACAGCATTGGGTAATCATTGAACGATTGTCCCTCGTGATCTCCTGACTGTATGCCCAGTGCCTTCCATTGTCCATGCACATAGTCACCTGACCTGTCATCGAAGTCGTCGGGCAGTCCCCTCACGCTGTCTGAGAAGTCTTCTGGATCTAGGAAAGTCTTGTTTGGTTGTGAATCGAACTCGTGTTTGATGTCTCGCCAGTGTTTTTCCAACTGCCTAAAACATTCTCCTTGCTGTCCGTGGTAAAAACTTTTATCAAGCATTCAGTATATTAACATTTTTATCATGAATCTGTCTATCATGATCCTGCCAATTACTGAAAAACTGTTCGCCGTGGTTGGCTAATTCTTGCTGTTCGCTTAATTCGAAGTAGTCTGTGAATTCTGTTCCGTTGATTATGATTCTTCTGTTCTCGTTACCAAACACGTACACTATAACTTCGTCGTCACCTAGTGATCTTCCTATTCTGCTGTCTTCAACCCTGATCCACGCACCGTCTTCTTTGACCATGTGTGTTCCAGATACCTGAATACCGTTGTAATCATATAAGTTGTCTATCAAGAACTTACCTGTTGCAAATACTTTGCCACCAACTGATACAATGTCGCCTATGTCCACTTGTTCAACCGGTTTGAGTGTGCCATCCGCCATTGAGATCATTGTGCCTGCTATGAAACAACCGCCTCCTGTTCCACCGCCACCTGAACTTGAACTTCCGTTAGCGTCACCAAACCCTGCCGATGTCGACACGAAATTTATTCCCGAATTGAAAAGTGCTTTCCACACACCTCCAACTTTGTGATAACCTGCTGTGACCTGCTTCCAAGCACCCGAGACTTTGACATACATATCATCTATTGCTTTCCATGTACCTGAAACTTTGTAGTTCGCCTGTACACCTACGTTGAATATGACTACTGCTTTACCATCTCCTCCTGACGAGCCTGGCTGTCCACCAACTGCTACACCCGAAGAGTAGTACTGAGATCCAGTGCCTCCCGGCGTAACACCAGAACCGTTGTTTTCTGTTCCACTGGCCGCGTTGTTTGATCCTGATCTACCGCCAGTACCACCGTTGTCGCCTGTGCCCGCATCGCCGGAGGTTCCCCCATCAACACCACCACCGCCGGCTCCACCACCACCACCGTCTCCGCTGTGGTCCTTGCCGTCTTCTCCCAGTGTTCCTGGTGAATTACCTGTTGCTGTGTTTGTGTTTACTCCTGACGTTCCGTTTGAGGCCGCACCCGCACCGGCACCTCCACCACCGCCTCCTGCGACTGCGATGTCCGTTCCGTTGATCCTTACTAGGGTGGCTCCTCCGCCACCTCCGCCTGCTCCTGAATATGGGTTTGGTCCAGCGTTACCGCCTTCACCACCTGAATATGCTGTTTTACTTTTTCCATTTGTACCACCTGGTGCTCCACCACCTGATCCACCACCAGCGGCACCACCACCAACTGCAACTTCCATTGTTGTTCCGATCTGTGCTGATGATATTGCTATTGAAGAAGATGTTACGTAGTGTCCCGCGGCACCTGTTCCTCCAGGGCCTCCTGCGTCAGAACCACCACCGCCACCTGCTCCGCCCCATAGGTGTACATCAATAGATGTAGTGCCCGCGGGTATCGTAACGGTGTTGAGTGTGCCTGTATAGTTGAATGTCTTGACGACTGCGGCCATAAAGGATTACGCCTCCCTTACGAACCAGAAGTCCCCGTTGTCACCGTCGCCTGATGTTGGTGCTGAAGTTGAAACAGTTTTGGCTGATCCGCCCCATAGGTTACCAAAAGTGGCCACCTGTCCAATAGTTGGAACACTCACGCTTGAAGTGTCTGATGTTGTTATTGCTGAACCGACTGCGGCCAAGTTTATGTTTGTGACTGTTACTAGTCCAGCCGCTGTTGTTTTCAAAACTTTTTCTTTGTTTGCGTTGCCGTCTGTCACAGCATCCGCTAATCTGATTATCGGAGAATATGATTGGTTCTCACCAGCACTCCATCTGTTTTCTGATACATCGTAAAACAATCTGGCATCATCAGTGTCTGACGTTTCTACTATGATACCTGAATCTACTTCACTGTTTCCGTTGTTTAACTTGATGAATGCGTCATCGTATGTGTTGATCGCTGACGAACTAGCATTGTATTCACCTGATATGTTCAAGTTACCTGTGATGGTAACGTCACCTGTGATGTCTATGCCGCCGTCGGCACCTGTCAACTGTAGAGGTGTCTTCGTCACGCCGCCATCGTTTACTGTGAATTTCAAATCCTTGTCTTGAGAAGTTTGGGCAACAGTCACGTCATTGCTTGAAACTGTGATAGTCAACTCTTGTGCGTCACCAATGATTACACCTGAATCTGTGTCCACGGTCAAAGCACCTGTAGTCGTGTCTGCCGCATCTGCTCTTAAAAAATTACCTCCTGCGATCACTGTCGCTGAAGTGTTTGATGTTCCTGACACATCTATTGCCGCCGAAGATGTTGTTGTACCTTCGAACACAGCACTCAAAGTTGAGTTAAGTGTGAATCCTGCTTTTATTTCTGCGAATCCAGTTTGCGTAGCACTTGGTGTGAAAGTTTCCTTAGAAAGTATAGCAACCCTTGTGTTGCCAACGTACATCGATGAAACCACTTTGTTTCCACCTGAACTTGCCAGTGTCTCGATCTTCCAACCTGATAGAGTCTGTCCTGATGTGTATACTGGTCCTACCAGTAACCAAGCACTTCCTGTGTAAACAGAAACTTGATCATTCGCCGTGTCATGCCATAGGTCTCCCGCTGATGGTGAGGTGGGCTGGCTCGCACTCGATTTAGAACCACCTGTTGGTTTGAAACTCGTGCCGTCGTAAACTTTCAACTGGTTTGTTGTTGTGTCAAACCACAGTTCACCCTTCAAAGGTGCTGTAGGTGCCGCGGTTGATGCCGCGTTCTCTAATAATTTTACTAGGTTCTCGTTGAGCCCCTCGCCAAATCCTGAATATGATTTACCAAACAACTGCAACGAAGTGGTGTTGTCCACCGTTCCATCCGTGATTGTAGCAACTACTGTTCCGTCTGTTTTGTTAATTGTGTACGCCATTTTGTATATTTACCAGCTCGTGCTACACTTTAAGTATGCACTCCACCAGTCCCTCTTCCTCTGTGTCCTTGCTTGTTAATGCTATTCCCACTATGAATATGCTTGATTGTCCTTCAGCATATGGTGTTGCTACGCCAGATTCTCCCACATAAACAGGCTGTCCCGCCTTGCAAGAACCGATAACCCTTACTGGTACCCTACCTTTAAGTGCTACGGACTGGCCATTGCTCATTGCCTGTGTGTTGTTCATCAAGAATGCTGGATACTCGGATATGACTCCCACCGGAATCTCGCCCGCTCTCGCATCCGCCAATGTGTCCACGTCGTGGACGTACATCACCGTGCCCACTGGATATGGCTTGTCGGTCAGGTACATCTCCGCCAAGTCAGCGTACTCGGCCGAAGTTGCTGTAGCATAAATTTTACTGAATTTTTTCGACGATGATCCAATATCATATGACGCATCTGTGTCTGGCAATATTGCTTTCGTTGTCAAAGTGCCTCCCATGGTCAATGTTCCCATGGTGTTTGCTCCAGAACTAGTCAAGTTACCTGTGACATCTCCAGTCAATGCACCTGCGAATGCTGTTGATGTGGTTGTTCCTGAAATTTCTAATTTTGTTGTTGGCGACGTTGTTCCTATACCTACCCTAGACTCTGATCCATCTATTGTCATTACAGTGGTCGTAGTACCAGCGTCGTTCACTTTGAAAGTGATGTCTGTGTTTTGTGTGACGTTACTGATGATACCGCCCGAACTGTCAACAGTGAAAGTCATATCACTGTCTGCTCCAACAATCAATCCGCCGTCATTTGCTATTGATAAAGTTCCAGATGTGGTATCGTTAGCGTTCGCCCTTAGATAATTTGCCGCCGCTACACCACCTAGTGCATCAGCATCTGTGGCAGTGCCTTGGAACTTGGTGTTTGCTATCGCAGTTGTAAGGGTGATACCTTTCTTTATTGTCGCGAAGCCTGATATAGCACTCTTTGGTGTGAACTCGTCTTCCGATATTATAGCGATTAAATTTCCGTCGTTGTACCATTTTGTAATATTTTGATTTGTGTCACTAGAATCTAATATAGTCTCATATACGAAGCCATTCGTTGTACCTGTTGAACTTGGTGGTCCAACCAGTGTTGAAGAAGCGCCATTGTAAAAATAAAGTTGTCCAGTTCCTGAATCTATCCAAAGATCACCTCTAGTCAAAGTGCTAGGTGCAGATGATTGTATCGGAACGTTTCCTCCTGCTGGTACGAATCCTGAAGAGGTATATACCTTCAACCTACCGTCGGTGCTGTCATACCATATTTGTCCAAGTACTGGTTTTGTTGGTGCAGTTCCGTTGGCGAAATTTTCTAAAAGATGTAAAAAGTTCTCAGCAATTTTCTCACCGTAACCTGCGTAACCTTTTCCTATGAAACTTAAATCGGTCTGAGAGTTTACAACACCGTCCTGTACAGTGTAGGAGTTTGGCGTAGCCGAACTATTTGTCTTGTTTACCGTGTATGGCATTAGTATCCTGTGTTACCACCTGATGTTGTTCCGCTCACTGTGTTGGATGTTGACAGTGCTGTAGAACTTGTTTCGGTGAATGTTGTTAAACTTTGAATCCTTAGAGTGTAATCAATCTGTATCAATCTGTTGAGTGATTTCTGTACCGGGTGGAATATCACGTGTGTCAACAACTTGTTAGTTGATCCGTTCTCAGTTCCTTCCCATGATTTTAATCCTAATTCATCGAACACGTAGTCGCCGTTGAAGTTGGTCGTGTTGTCGAAGGCCGCCTGTCCTGTTGGCTCACCGTAGTCAAGTGTGCAAGTCACAACAATGTCAGTGTATTTGTTGCCGGCAGTGTGTCTCACTTCCATCTTGTTTCTTGTGGTATCTTTGTTTGTTGCAGAGTTGTCATCCACCACTTTGTAGTAAGTTTGGTTGTACAACGTGGCATTTGTACCTGTTGAGTTTGGTGTTAGGTAAGTGATCACTCCCGTTGGATCTACACTTGTACCGCCATTACCGAAAGCCATTTCGTGTACGAAGCCTGTTGATTTATTCGCTAATGAGTTAGCCAAGGCCTGAGACATGTTCTCGTAGTGTATCGCGTTTCTCTTGTCAACAATCACTTCGCCTGTCTCTGGGTCGAATATCTTTATGTGCCCAGTCATCATAACACCTGTGTTATCCTGAGGCTTCTTGTTCTCTTCTTTTGATTCTGTTGGTTTGTTGTCCTGTGTCATCTAGTGTATTTATTCAGGTGCGTTTGTGGGCTCATTAGCAATGAATTTAGCCTGTTGAGTAGTTGAAGCCTGTAATCCTTTACCATCTGCTGGATTACCATCTTTCGCTGTGTACCAGACCTGTCCTTTCTTGTGTAATATTTTAACCTGTGTTCCTGAAGCGGGTACAGTGCTCAAAGTCACCGCAGTTGTGCTTCCGTCCACAGAGTAGTTTATGGTTGATCCATCCTCGCTAGTGAGCAACAATCGTTGGCCACCAATGAATATGTCTAACTCACTAGCGGATGATGGTGTTTGTGATAGTGTCAACGTCGCTGTGCTACCGTCACCTGTGAAGGTGTTGGTGTACACAGTGTCCGCATAAGGGATGGTTTGAGTACCAGACGCATCTACCACTTCCGTGCCTGATCCATGCTCCTTAATTCCTGTTCCCAAAGTACCACGTCTTAGTTGTCCCAACGTGTTACCTGATAATGTAAAGTATTCTATTCTCTCTTTGTCTATGAACACAACGCCTGGCGTGTTGCTCGCCGCGTCTGGTGTAGGCAGTACAGATGCGTCCTCGACCGTGATTGTCTGTGTGCCTTCCGTCATACTCAATGTTAATTTTGTTGTGGCAGTTTTAGAGATACGTTTGTAGAAAGTCCTGTTCAACATATCTTTGAATATCCTGAAGCCTGTGCTTCCCACCGCTGTCTCCAGTGCGAAGTACATCACGTCCAACCTGTCGCTTGATGTGATAGTCTTACCCGTGACCGTGACTGTGTTTCCACTCACAGTGTAGTCTTGATTCTGTGTCAACTGCTCTCCGTTCAACCACACATATGTGTAACTTGCGTTGAGTGTGTCAAACCTCAATTTGAACACGCCGCTTGGTCTTCCTTCTAAAACTTCTCTTCTCTGTTTCATTCCCAGTGCGTTGTTGAAAGTTGTCACCGACAACACATCATTCGCTGTCAAACTGTAAGGCGAAGTTATAGCACTTGGAACTAATATTATATCTGTGCCTTCGTTGTAGTACTGGTGATCTACCAGCGTGGAGATACAGATGACGTCTGTTGAAGTTGGAACGTGTGCTGTTACAAATTCTATGTTTTGATTTCCGATATCTACAGTGTAGTGCGTATTCAGATTTTTCTGCACACCATTCACGAATACCTGTACCTGGCTTGCCGCTGTTATAGTTTTTGCCGGATCGACCGTTGAGTCATCGCCTAGTCCTGACGCAACTCCATAAGTGTATGTACTTCCATCACCAACGTAGTATGTGTTATCAGGTCCACGCAGTACCCTGCCGTTGACTTCTACCGTCGTGAGTCCTGAGAAAGGTCCTATCGCACCCGGTGGATATGTCAGAGTGTATCTGGTAGTCGATCCATCATAAGTTATCGCTTGATTCCTAACACTGGCATAACTTCTTGTTGATGTTGTTGACTTGTTGAATCCTGCTATCTGGATGTATGAACTTGCCGCCGGTGCGGTGTTGAAAACAACTGTGATTGTGTTTGCCCTAGTTGTGGTTGTGTATGCTGTGGTTGGCACACCATCAACTGTGACATAAATGTCTGACGATGTTGAATCTAGATTGAATTCGCCCCTCGTTGATGTTTTGAAAGTTGTCGTGCTACCATCTCCTGTGAATGCATTAAGCACCCTGTAGTTCTCACCTGATATCGCAAACACCCTAGTGGATATGACACTGTGATTCGCTGGAGCGGAAGTGAATGTGATAGTCTTATTCGCTACATTGATTGAATAGTTCGTTGTTAATTTTTGGACCACTCCATCAACAGATACAGTGACTGATCCCAATGAACCAGGATAATCTCCTATGCTGAATGTTGTTGTGCTACCATTACCTACGTGATTCATTTCACTTATGAATGGCACACCTGATTCCGGTGAGGTGTAGACCTTGATGTCTAGTGTGTCAAAAATTTGTCCTGGCACGGTCTCTTCCGGTGCGTAACTTGTGTCAGGTGTAACAAATCCATCACCTTCCAACACTATGTCGCTAGGTGCATGTCCCAATGCTGACGTGAATAGTCCGCCTTTCACTATCGAATCCAACGTCCTATCGTCTGTTGGAGTAAGAACTCCGTCATCGTCGAATGGTATGAATTCAACAAGGGCGTCACCGTCTGGTGTTTCGCTGATTGTAAATGTCGCTGTCGAACCATCGCCCCTGATCACATCACTCAATTTTCTCCTTGTGCTGTCATCCGCTGTGATGTAAACTTGATAAACTTCATTGCTCGCCGGAGCAGTGTCAAATGTGTATGATGCCGTTGATCCGTCTGCCCTGAACGCCTTGACCCTCGAGTCACCGTAGTTGTCCCACGGGAAGTCATACCAACCCGATCTGTCCCAACCCGCTTCCTGGTTGAATAATAGGCCTGTGACCATTGTGCCACCGTAGTCAACCCCTGTCATCACTTGATCCAGTTCATTGCCTGGCATTCCAGATCCTGGTGTGTAGAATCCTTTTATTCTGTCAGCGGCATTAAGAGCTCTTTCGTCTCCTGTGTACTTGTACAAACTATTGATATTGTCATCAAAATCCGAAGTGGATGTAAATCTGTTTGTTGCTTTGTACAGTTCGTTTTTGTATCTTATAAGAGCACCATATTCATAAGTTGTATTGGCCGCCCAATCTACCACACTAGATGTACTTGCGATCCTGTCAAACTTGATCGTTGTATCAAAGTCCCTCACAAGGTCATTGTTTAGGTTAGCGTATGCTTTGGCTGTATCTGTTGGTGTGGTACCGTCAGTCTTACCACCCGTCAACACCACGGTAGGAGTTGTTGTGTAATTGGCACCTATTCCGGTGACATTGATTTTTGTAACCACGCCACCTTGTATGATCGCTGTGGCAGTCGCCGCCGTTGTGCTTGGAGTCACATACATCTTGTATAAAGTTGATTTCGATGATTGTGCTTCAGTGACGGATGCTGTTGGGCCATAGAATGTTCCGTCGTAACCGTCAAACGTGTAAGATTTAGTAGTGCCAGAACCACCATTCTGTGAATCATGTATCTCCGCCTGCTTCTCGCTTGTGAATAATGGGAAGTAGTAACCAAAACTTCCGCTTGTGGCACCCGAAGAACTTGTAGCCTGTAATTGGAAAGGTCCTGTTGATCCTGTGGTTCCTCCCAGTATAGATACTGTTGGAGCGACCTCGTATCCAGAACCACCAGATGTGACCGTGATCGACTGTACATATTTTTTGTGATAGTCGTTCCACATCTGCCATGGATACTCTGTCAACTTGTCTGTGTCGCTGTCGACGTTAAGTGATCTGATCTTGCCTGTACTGGCATCATAGAATGTCGGACTGTCGAAGTCTGTGTAGATTCCGTCCTGTGTTTCTAACTTGTCATATCCGAGTTTGTATTCTCGTAATTTAGTGTGGAACGGTTTTACTTCGTTTATGTAATCCTCTATCCAACTGTCTGTTCCTGTTGTGTATGATTTACGCTGGTCCAGTTCCCTCACTGAATTTTTAACATTTATGAATGAAGTTTTGAACATCCAATTAACATAGGTCTGTTCAGATAACACTTTACGCAAACCCGTGAAGAACAAGGTATTGTATTCTACCGCTAGTTCATTGATGAATAGGTCGTCTCTCAGTGCTGTCAATATCTTCCTTGTCTCTATGCCCGGTTCTTGGTCAAAGAAGTTATCGTCGAAACTGTCTTGTCCCGCGAAGCCAGTGGCATCCTGTGAATAGTCATACAATTTGGTTGATAGTCTTATTGTGCCGTTCTCTGTTCCTACGTTTTCCCATCCAGACGCTGTCCTCATGAACAGTTTCCAACCACCTGTGTCCGCGGAGGTAACTTTCACGTGTTTGCCTATCTGTAGATCAAGCGTGTCTAATTCATATTGATACGTGACTTGTTTGTCAATTTTTGTGTTCTCATCATGAATCATATCACCATCCACCTTGTACCAGTCAGTGTAACTCCAGTACGCTGAGGTGTTGTAGGTCTGTACTTTGGTCCTTGACCACTCCGTGCCATCCCATTGGTATATCGTCCAGAAGTTGTTGGCAGTTTCGTCTGCCTTGACCAAGTAGTTCACTGTACCTGATAGATCCGCTGTGTTGATGTAATTCAATTCCGCATATGTGTCCACTGATGCGTCCCACTCAAGACTCTGTGCTGTTGGTTCTGGATCTTTTGAATCGAGGTTATCTAAATTAATTGTTCCAGACAGTTGATTTTTCTTTAACATTGTGTTGGCGTAATCGATTATTTCTTTTAACGCGGAATATCTATCTACGTACCAACTTTGCCGAGGCCTTACACTGTTTCCATAACGTTCATTCACAGGCAGTTTGAAATCAGGTACTAGATCGCCTGACTCGTTCTTACCTATTAGTGAATCCCACCATCTCGTTTCTATCACCGTGCTCGGCTTGTTTTCCTTGTCACCTTCTCTGACCAATGTCCATACACTGTGTGATGTGGCATCAAAAGTGTTGTTTCTGATGTCAACGTTCAACACTATGTCATCGTTGCTTAAATCACTGTAGTTGTTTATTAAAAGACTGTTAGTTCCGGTGATCGCATAATATTTGAAATCAAAAGTTTTTGGATTAGCGATAACGTTGGCCACGAACCCAACCGTGTTCTTTCTTGTCACCACACTGTTGGCAGGCAATGTAGTTTTGCCTTTTACCCAATAGTAGTAGTAATTGATGAATCTGTCCAGGCTTGAATCGTATTTCTGCACAACCGAGAATTGAGAATCGTCACCATACAGTGCTGTTCCCGAAACTGCTTCACCTGTGCCTTCTGATCTTAGATTCCATTCACTTGGTAACAGTCGAGATTCCACCCACTCATATACATTTATACTGGATCCAGGGAAAGTCGCTCCCCAATTATTAGTCTTATACTCTTGACTGTCTTGCTCATACCATAACCATTTCACTGTTGAGAGATCCCACCATACTTCACCTATGTGATTTTCTGCCCACGCAGTTTTGAAGTTGGCCGACTGTCCAACATTATACGAAGCCGGATCCCAAGCAGTTTTGATATTGATTTCCCTGTCTGCTATTCCTAATATCCTGCCCTTGATAGGATCATAAAGATCGTAATAGTCATTTATTTGTTTTGTCTTTGTGCTAAACTGGAACACTTGTCCAAGTTTATCCACATCTATCAATGCTGTCTCTGTTGTGATGTTTTTCCAAGCATAGTGTCCATTCTCAGTAAGGTCATAGCAAGTCATTGTGCCATCATTCAATAATCTTGTGCTTCCGTCTGATGTAACATTACCGTCGTCGTCTGGAGCACCAACAAACACAGAGTTGTCTATGACACATACACCTCTTCCGAAATCATCATTTGCGGAAACATTGTCTGCCATTAATCTATCGTCTAACACAAACTTGGTATTATACATTGTGGCCGTGAACGCACCGCCCGATCCAGTGTTTGAGTCTACTATCACTGTGTCCTGCAGATCAAAAGTAGTCTCGCCGCTGTCAAATTTCATTTCCCTAGAACTTGCGAAGTTCTCAGCACCAATCACTAATCTTTTTCCAGTATGATTGATTGATAGCGTTGACCCAAATTTCATGTTGGCGTAAGTGCTTGGCACTGTGATGGTCTGCTGAAGTGTGTAAGTGTTAGTGGAACCGTCGGCGTTCCATTTGTAATAATAAACTGCACCCGAATCGGCATGGTCACTATTGTCCACGCCAGGTGCTCCAATTATCAATGTTGACCCGTCCTTGCTCATGGCAATGGACTCTCCAAACGCGGTGTTTGCCGTTGAACCATCTGATGTAACGCCCGTCAATGTTTGGGTGAGCGTGAATGTGGATGCTGAACTGCCGTCTGCACCTGATCTTACAAATATCTCTACCTTACCGGCGTTGCCTGGTGCTAATGAACTTACGGCAAGTATGTCACCGTTGTCGTTGGCCTCTATCCTGTGTCCAAATCTCTGTCCTGACCCACCCGCTGGTGCTTCTAATGTGTAATCTTTTGTCCAAGTGTCGTACGTGGAACCATCTGCACCTATACCCCACGTGTATACATAGACCCTGCCCTTGTCACTGCTGTGTCCTGGTGCCGACACAAACAAATATTTTTGTGCTGTACTTCTAGACGAACTAGATCCCGGCTCTGATATTTTATGTGCCCATCCAAAGTTCTGCGAAGCGGCATCCACGTGTGGAGTGATTGTGTTCAATATACCATATTTGAAGGTCGTTGGACCCCAAACGTAAATTTTGATCAATCCTGAATCTGTGAATCTTGTGCTTCCGTCCGATCCTAGTGCATTTGTATAAGGTGCTCCTGCCACAACAAAGTTCTCATCTGTACTCATTGACAATGACTCACCTAGCCTGCTGGTATTATCGTCATTGTCGGTCATCGTCGCACTCGCCTGTGTAAGCAAAGTAGTCCCCGGCTCAGTCGAAGTCCTGAATAGGAAGTGAACTTCTCCCTGTCCTTTGCCAGGAGCAGATGCTACAACTGTACGCCCATCGTTACGGGCAACAATCCTGTATCCAAACTCCTGTGACGCTGTCGCATCATCAGGAGAAAGTTGTAAAGCAGTTGTATATGGATCTTGTTTCTCATACACACGCCATAGTCCAGAAGCGTCTGCATCCGCAAACACATGATCACCGTTGACATCTTGTGCTACCTGTTTGTCATCATAATCGTTGAACGGTAAAAGATCGTTCACGTTGTCCATGGACGACAATCTCACAGAAACAAATTTGTAAACATTCCCGTAACTATCTGCTGTAGAACCATCTTCCAGTGCTGGAATGAATCCAACATTACCTGAGTAATCTATTACAACTGTTTTATGATCCGGTGTCGATTGGACCTGATACACTCCGTTGAGTGTTGATTCCTCACTGTTCGCTATGGCAAACAAGTCTGCTGTAGAAGTTGTTGTGCCCGCTGATAGACCATGAGATCCCGTGAATGTTATTTCTAACTGCGTGGCATCATTGATCAGCAACAACGTTGCAATCTTCACACCAGCGTTTGTGATCCTGAATACGTCCCAATCTAAGTTACTCTTGTTGGCAACCCAAATCAGATCTTTGTTCTGTACACCGTTTATGTCAAGATTGAACAAATCGTCAATGTTGTAGGCCGTGTGTTGCACCTGTTCTAGTTGAGGATACCCTGCTGTCTTGAATTTTTGTACATTGTCTCTGTCAACTCCCTGCTTGGTGTAATCATATCTTGAAAAAGTGGTCGATGCTGTGTATTCAACTGGTTTGTAGTAAAGATCATTTTGTACTACTTTGAGAGATCTTGAGTAGTCGGCAGTGTCGTTGGTTGTGTTGACCAGTTCTATGCTCTGTGGATCTGCCGTTACTTCGTTGTCCCTTAGGTATAATTGAATATTTTCTGTGGAATCAGTGTTACCAAAATTTCCTGTACGTATCATCCATTCGGGATACAGATCCAAAGTTATATCTTCGCCTTCGTACTTGGCTTTGAGTAATTTATCTATGGCATTCTGTGTGCCCTTCTCCCTGATGTAACCTTGATAGAATTTGTATTGCGACACATCATTGACAAAAAGATTTTCTAGATAGTCTCTGCTTTGGTATCCTATCAATCTCTGTGCTAACTGCTGTTGTGATTCATCGAAATTGTTTGTTTCTAGATTGTAGAAATCGTTGAACTGTGATATCTTGTAATCGAAGTTTGGAATCAGTTGTGGTGCTGGTTTATTGTCTTTAAGAGTCCACTTACTATTATCAAAAGTATTGCCTGAATTGTGATTACTTTTTGATACATAAAATTTGCCTTGGTATTCAACACTGTCGCCGATGCTGTAATCTGTGTTTGCCAACCAATATTTCACCTGTGCTGAGTCAAACATGAATCCTGGAGCGTAGTAGTCTCCGTTCCAATTTGCTGTTTTCCAGCCAACTAGTTTCAATCTTTGTTGTCTAAATCCTGTCGATGGATCATATATCACATCACTGAATACAGTTTGATTGTCAAAAATTAAAATGTGTTCTTTTTGAACTGTGTTCAAGGCAACATTATAAAGTCCTACTGTGTCAGACTTGATGCCCAGTTCAAACGTTTTTCCAATACGTTTGGTCGAGAGCTCTTTGACATCTATTTTTCTACCACCTGAATCCAATAAAGAATAGTCTCCTGCTAGGTTTCTTAATTTGCCTACAATACTGTTATTGGTATCCAACTCGAATCCATCAGCGGCAGGTGAAACTGTGATGGCCGAACCTGGTGCCCACTCCTGTGTGGTCCAGAACAGGAACTCTCTGACAGCGTTGGACCAGTTCAACGTCTCTTTAAGTTCATTAGAAAATTTGTTGAACTTGAATCCTTGTGACTCTAACCAGTGCCCGTATCCAAACAAGAAGTCGGCAACGTCTTGTATCGTGTCAAACACATAACCATAAGGTATAGTCTGTGTTGCTTCTTGGTAAAGTTTGTATTGTTCCACGTTGACCGATCCTTCAACTGAAACCTTGTTTGCCGTTGTTGTCTTCACAGGATAGTTGAAGTTGAAATATGGTTTGATGGTGCTGTAACCTAAAACTTTATATCCACCCAATACAGTGGATCCATCTTCGCTTATGTTGGTGTTCTTCTCGATCAACACTCCAGAATAGTAAAAACTTTCAACGGGATTTGATGTTCTGAATAATATCTTGTAGTTTTCGTCTGGAATAAACTTAGATCCAGATGTAGATCCTGGCGACACACTGTCCGTCAGTACCTTGATGTTGTCTTTGTCCGTGAATCCACCTAACTTGTACGCCAACTGAACCGTTAACGCTTTCATCTTATCATGATAGAAAGTTTTGACATTCAAATTCCTATTAATTAGATAGTTTACGATAATAGGTTGATAACCCGCGGTCTGATACCTCGTGGTTACCCCCGTGTCTTCATCTGTAAGCGTCTCGATATGATATTTAGAAGAAGCAAGTGTCTGTCTCACTCCTGTTTCAGCGTAAATCTGGTTGCCGGCAGTGTTCGTCGATAACCTAGACGGGTCAAACATATTAGAGAAGAACCTGGCAGGTCTTGTTAGGGCCAATGTTTTGATAACCGCAAAAGGATAGGCACTAGATCTCCTCCATGCCGTCTCCGCTGGTGCCTGATCACCAAACTTCCATGCGTTCTGCCTTCCTGGTATATCAAAGTTATTAACTAGGCCGGCCGCCAATGGATCCAATAAGTTTCCAGATGCATCAACCGGTAAGTAGGATTTTATCAAAGGCTTTCCGTATCTTCCTGGCTCGGCCTCTAATGCGTCCCATAGGACATCATTTCCAGAGGTGTAAGGTGCCGCACCGTATGTGTCTTCCCAGTCGCTTGGTTTCTCTGAGTGTCCGAACATCTCCCAAGGTCTTGTGTGAGGTGAATCAGTGTCGTAGAAATATTTGTAAATTGCCCTCCAATGGCCCGGAAGTTTGGCACCATTCAACCTATCAGTTGATCTTGAGTAATTGTATGTGAAAGGCGAACCTTCACTGAATACTGTGTTGTTGATGTACTGCACGTTGTTCCTACCTGCCCAATTATAGAAGTCAGGACCCATTACGTTGTCAATCTCCGCAGTGCTGTAATCTGTTGATGTGAACGCACTGGGTACCACATCATTGATATCTAGCAATGATGAATCATACGCTGTCTTCAAGTTGTTATAGATTCTTTTCTCAAGTTCCAAGATCAAATCATCACGTTCGTCGCCATACGCTTTTATTATACTACCATCGTGCTTCCTGATCACTGCTGTGTCAGTGATGTAAGTGGTGTCTGTGAACGCCTCTGGCTTGAACTTAGGATACAATCCAAGTTTAGTAGGCGATGGTGGCATGTAACTGCCTGTGGTGTCAGTGTAATCCTTGATTACAATCTTGTCACCTTCTGCCAGTGTCTTACTAATGCTGACGCTGTCGTCTGTGGTGCTGAACGTGTAGTCTGTGCCCAACAACAACTGCGTACCATTCAAGTAAACATATACAGCACGGTTGCTTGGCGTGGTTATGTTGTGTTGTGAATCTAATGCGTAGTCTGTTTGTGATGATCCCAACACAGTGTAGTTCCTTGTGGACACATTTTCTCCGTATCCTATCATGTCTTCGTAATAGAATGGGAAACTGCTTGTCCTACCCGGAGTGATTGCTGTGATAATCTCGTCAACCCTGTCAGCCGCAACACCCTCGTATGCTGTTCCTGTCGCATGGGTCAAGAAAGCGTTGTACCATTTCTCATATTCTTGTGCCACGTAATCCACAGAAGTAACGAAGTTGGCTTCTTGATCAATCAAGTGAAATATAGCAGGTAGCAATGGTCCTTCATGCTGATGTATGCTACCGCCTTTGAGTCTGGCATCTGGCTTGTCTCTGAGGTTTGAGGCTCCAGGGATCGCACCTGTGACATCTTGATTCTTATCGAAGATATCTTTCACGTGGCCTAATATTTGTCCATAAGTGAAAGTACCTAACTGCTGGTTAAGACTGTTTGTCGAAAGATTTTCAGGTACTTCGTATATTCCTTTGCCATCGACTTTTTCAGCACTGCTGTAGCCTGCGATCCTTATTTGATCGTTTACTTCTAATACTTCATTAAATTTCACATATTTGTTTTTTGTTCCATCCACGAGTGTGTAGTCGGTTGTCTGCGTTTTCCTTGTTCCGTTCACAGAAACTGAAACTTCAAGGTCAGACAAGTCAGCAGAGTCTTTATAGAAGTCTATTGGGAAAAATTGTTTTTCAGTTTTATCTACTATAAATGTCCTGATAACTCTCTGTTTGCTTTCGTTGGTCCTTTTGATCCAAGCACTACGAGAATTGTGTGTTGATCTTCCCGTCGTGTAGTGCAGATGTCCTTCCGCTAATTTCTTTGTTACCGTGGTCTTTCCGTCCTTGTATGTGAATGTGCCTGATGTATGATCTGATTCAAAAACTATATCACCGACATTATTGATTGTGTTGTACTTGACCTTGATTCCCAAAACTGTATCTGTGGTAGCCGTGTCTGAAGTTGCGAATTCAAAAACCTTGGCCCCAGCAAACGTGCTTGTAGGATAAGTGGTTGTGTCGTCAAAGGACACGTGATTGTTGTCCCACATTCCAAATAGTGGTTGTTGGTTAACACCCGTTTTCTGTTGTGCGTCCTTGAATGTCTCTGATGTACTGTCGTAGTAATATGTGTTTCCTTGATTTGCAGTACCAAATTCGATGAATATAGAATCGTTGTCGCTAGGGACGGCATCGGACGCTTCTGTAAGGGCAATCACCTGTGTACTATCGCCAGCAGTGACAAAACTTACATCATATATCTTATTTTTTACTAAAGGATCTGTGTCATTTTTAAATACAACTCTCATTCCGTCCGCAAGTGACACACCATCTACGATGTAACCGGTCTGCTTGACCACATCACTGAAAGCATCTGTGGTCACTGTGTCAAAAAGTGTTACAGATTTTTTAGCGACTGTTCCATGATTGTAAAGAGCCAATCCAGAATCAAATTCTATGATAGGCCTCTTTGCCCTGTCGTCCTCGTTGAGCTCTGGTGTGTGGCCACTGATCCTTGCTGTCTCTTCTATGACTGATCTGTGGAACCATCTGTTGTATCTCGACCAAGCGTTTTGGTCTATCGAATCCCTCTTTATGGTTATGTAATCCTTGGTTTCAGGACTGTAGTATGCTTTGGCATAAGGCCTTGAATCGTAACCAACCTGATCATAAAGTATAGTTGACTCTGTGGCGTAACTGCCTGGGGTTATCAGGTCTTCAACGTCAGTAAGAGTTATTGCCTCACCAACACCTTCCACATAGTATTCTTTGCCTTGATAAGCGGATGTGACCAACGCATTTGTGAATTTGATTTTCATTCCATTGGAAAGATCAAGCGTCCTAAGGCTATAATTCTTGGCACCCACTATATCATTCTCGACATTGATCATTGTGGTGCTTGTGGCATCTTTGATCTGTATTATTCCATACATGGCATCGTGGTTACCGCACTGATAGTAAAGTGTTGCTGGCACACCTGTTGTGGGCACAGTGAATGTCACAGTGCCTTCGTCAGCACCGTTGTTGGTTACGCCTGTGTCAAAAATTGTTGAGGTTGATCCGTCTGCTGACACTTTGCTCTTGTAAGGTTCGGTCATTATCCAGAAAGGATGTCCTTTGGCATCTACATCAAACTTGTACGTGTTTCCTTTGTATAGTGTAAGGATTGGATTGTTCTCATTCTCTCTGTGAACAAATTCATATGCCGCTCGGGCATTGTTGATAACCTTGTACTCGACCACTGCCGATGGACCAACTGAGTCGATCTCTATTGCACCAGGACCTTCTGGGATCCAGTAGTACTCCCTGTAGTTGACCAACTTGTCATAGTCTATGGCCGGGTTCCAACTGTATACGGTCTCCTTATTGAGCCTGTCGTGGTTGTTTACTTGTCCACCAAAGTATTTGATCTGGTTTATGTAGTCGTCATAGGTACCAGTGAACTTGACTTGGTCCTCTGGGTTGACGGATGTCGTGTCCCTGTCCGTGTAGGTCACAGCAGGTTCTAATTGATATGCGAACCTGTCTCTGCTTGTTGCTGTTAGATATCTATCTGTGACATTCCTTGTGTATGCGTCCTGTCTGCCTATGTAACCATCTAGTCTTTCCAACGAACCTTTCTGTACCAAAGGATCCAGTGTGCTGGCCAGGAATCTTTGGTTGGCGTCTGTTCTATAGAAAGCGGGTAGGTGTTGGACAGTACGTCTGTATTCGTTCGTGCCTTGTTTGACAACTTCGTTATTAGTTAAAGAGTTAGTTGGATTGTCTGCCATTAGTATCCTGATCCACTACTGCCGGTGCTTGAACCGGAACCTGTTGTAGTAGAGCCTGACACTGCTGATCCTGTGGAAGTGTTTGTCGTGGCAGTTGATGTCGATGTGATCACAGTGCCGGAAGCCGCCAATTGGTTGGCTCCAAGTGCTGTTATGATTGACACATCATCAACGGTGGCCCCACTGATGAAAATCTCGTCTGCCGCTGAGTCAAGTTGGAACAAGGACCCAAAACCCTGTCCTGACTGATTGGGCACAATAACCGCTGTCAGTAAGTCTGGAGCGAGTTGATTGTGTACATATGCGGCTAATTCTGTGAAGTAAAAAGTGTCTCCGAAATCCCAGTTGTCCAATGCGAAGAATTCGTTTATGGCGCTGATCACCCTGGTCTTGATCACTGCGTCAGACACGTTGGTCTTTGGATTTTTGACGACTTTGAATGTTGCCTGTAACTGTTCTTCAGCGTTCGAACCAAAAAGTATCTTGTATTTCACAGGATGATATATTATCTGATCTGACAATGATTTCAATGGGTTTAGTGTGCCCGAGTAATTGATCCTCAATTGGTCTGACGTAGAAGTTGTAGGTTTTGTTCCTCCGTCTTGTAACCAAATCCTGAAAAGATTATCATATGTCCTTTCTAAAAGATAGACATCCACTATGTTTGACACGCTGGGATCTATCCTCGTATCCTGTCCTGCGTGATGCTTGTACTGGAAGTTGATCGAACCCCTGCCTATCCTGGCAGTGTAATCCGTGGTCGTAGATAGTGTGTTCGTTGTAGAACTGTATTTCTTGATCACATCCTCGGCACTGTCATAGAAATAAAACAACTGATTGTCTGAGTAGGTAGCAGTATTAAGATTAATATCAGTTTCGTTCTGCGTTACAATAAAGTTGGTTGCCGCATATGGTCTGAATCGTTCGATGCTGTCATAAGAAGTGTACTTCTCAAAGAACACAAATTTTGTTGATTCAGATAGTGTTGGTTCGACGTATATGTCAAACAGTTCGGGATTGTCTACTACACCGTCATCGTCGTCGTCAAAAAAACCAACTTTCACTTTCCTGTTGTCCTGGAAACCATCTGATTCTGTGATCACATCAGTAACTTGCCACGTTATCGGATAACCAATGCTGTTACCTGTAGACACAATACTATTTGTTTTTAGAATTTTGACCACATCCTTGACACTCTTGCCTGTTTTGTAATCATAGATTTTTTCTTGTGAATCAAAATGGAATTTGTTTTGACCCTCTGATTCAAAAATGTAATCTAGTTTTCTGTACTGTACTGTGTAAGTGTTTCCGTCGTTTGTAAACTTGAACCACCAACTTGCGTCACTGTTAGTACCAGCAGTAGATCCCGCCGAAGCAAGATTAAAATCTGAACTGGTGCTTAGATTTGTTGAAGTTATTACTTTCCAAGTTTCTGTGTCAACATCATATCTTAATCCAAATTCTTCGTATGCCTCTATCCTGTCAATAAGATCTGCTTCTAATGTTGTAGAGAATGACGTTGTCAAATTAGGTATAATTGCATTTATAACAGAACCATTCGGCACTATGTTCGCTAATGTCACAGGACCAACACCAGATTCTAAGTTACCGGTACCGCTGTTTGCTCCATCTAAAACTACAGCACCTATCTTGGCCCATAGTCTATCTTCTGCTTCGTCTGTGCCTGAAGTCACTAATGTTCCGTTCTTGAATTCTCTGGTGTCTGGGGAAGTGAATTTCACGAGTGCTCCTGGTTTTGCGTACTTCATATTTGAGGTAGCGTAATCACCTATCACAAGTGCTCCGCCTGACGTGAAGTAACCGGTATTCGTATTTGTTGATGTTGTTGTGGAATTCCAAGTTGCTGAAAGTGTGCTCACATCTTTTGTGGCATATTTCAAATAGTAGAAATTTCTAGCATACGCTTCTTTTAATTTTGCTTCAACAGACTTGTCTATGGTTGACTGTATGTCACTTCTGTTGTTGAAAGTGAATGTGAACTGCTGTGTTGATTCTTCCCTATAAAGTATTCCGTCTTCCGCAAAGACACTGACATTTGAATACGCCCCTGTTGGATCAACAATTTCTTTTGCTCTTGATATCCCAGATGCTGATCTATTAATAGATCTAACTTTGACAATCTCTTGTGACGCAGATAATGGAACCACTTGGTAGTCCTCCGCAGTGATCATCCTGTTCTGAGAATAGTAGACCTGTGCCGCTTTCTCTTTTATTGAATCATTTGATTCTGTGGCCGCCGCGTTGTAAACGCTGGACTTGAGGCTCACAGTCATTGCTAGTGATTGTTGTGCTCCATTGGCGTCAGTGTAAGGAACCGTCAATTGTATTCCCTGCATGTCTGCTGATTGTATCGCATACTTGGTGTTGTCGCTTGTCCTATAATATACCCTGAAGTTTCCTAGAGGTAGGTTGGAGAAGTTGCCATCACCAAACACAAGATCAATTGCATCATTGTTTTTCGTCACGACATTGTAAATGTTTCTTTCAGTCTTTGCCAAAGAATTGTAAATTGCGTTGTTACCTGTGAGCGAAGGAACTTTTGTCCAATTCTCAGACAACTGTCCGAACTGGTCTAATTTGTATAGCCAAACATCTGTGTCGTTGATGTTTGGTGTGTCAATACTCTTGATAAAATTAGTGACACTGGTATCTACTGTGAAATCTTGATACTCGATCGAACCTTGTTTGAACAAGAAGAAAAATCCTGTGTTGTTAGAACTGTCCCCTGCTCCATCTGTCCTATATGTGTACGTCAGTCCTGTACCAGACACTGGTGATGACTCGTATATTGATTCCGATTCACTTATTGTGCTAGGCACTATCTCAAAATTTCGAGAAACACCGCCTACCGATTTCTGGAAGTCGAAAACTGGGAGATCCAATTGATTAGAACTGAGTGTGTATACGTCTGTGTCTATGCCGCCTATCTTGCCAGACTCCCTTGGATTGCCAAACAGTTGTCCTGTCTGGTTTGCCGCATTCAGTATGGCAGTGAATTGCTCTCTGTAGTTTGCGTTGGCAGAATCATTCCAAATAATATTTTGATTTGCTAGATTTGTCCCTGTGCTGTCCTGTACATCCTGTGTTGTGGATATCGAATCAACCTTCAATAATCCTGTGCCGGGTCTGTTTCTCTTTGCGTTGTAGTTGATTAGTCTCGCTAACCTTAAAACTGAATTCCTTCTTTCCGCTGTTTCAAGGAAGTTCTCCCTTGCGTTCAAGTCGACCCTGAAAGAAAGTGCTTGTGCAATGTAGGCTATCAGATCAATTAATGCCACGTACTCAGAACTCTCTACGAAATCATTGAAATCATCCGGGTAGTTCTCACGTAGGTAGGCCACCATTGTCCTACGTAGAGTTTCAAAATCATAACTCTTGAAATCAGCCTGTTGGAAAGCCTGGTAGATCTTTGTCCAATCTTCCGCGACTAATAATCTGTTCTGTCTATCTGTAGTGGCCATACTGTTTGTATGGATATTTATATATTAAATTAAGTGCGTACTTTAAGATAGGCGTAGCAGTGAATTCTCGTCGAAGTTGAAACGTAGTTTCTCAGTAATATTCAAAGGCACATATGTGATTGTGGCCTGTATGGCTATGCCCTTGTCCGCTTCCGTTACCAAGATCTCCTGTGTACTGATGCGTGGATCCGCGTTGAGATTGGCAGTGATGTCGTCAACTATGGCGTCCTTCAACGCTTCTGTGAATGGTTCGAATATGGCATCGTATATTATGGTGCCGAACTCCGGGTTCTCAACCCTCTCGCCCTTACGTATCGATAACCTGTTGATGAGGTCCTGCTTGGCCACTTCGAAGTCGTAAAGTTTGAAGTTACGCTTGTCCGCACGTGAACTGAAACCCTTGAAGGTCACTGACTTATTTGATAGGTCTCCTGATCCTGAATCTCCATATGCCATATTGTATATTTACTCCCTAAAATTTAAACTTACCAAAGAAGTTCTTTATCCCTTGGGCACCAGGCAGTTTTCCTATCTTGGACGCTATATTTCCGCCAACGTTCTGTAGGAATGTCTGTTTGCCCATGGCGGCATCTCTGGCGTTGAACAATCCTTTCGCCGTCGCAAACTTCTTGATCGAGTCCATGGCAAGGATCTTGCCTCCGACCACAGTGGTGTAGTTCTGCGTTATGCTGTTGAGCGTGCCTATGGTTCCTATCACATCGCCTGATTTCAGGTTACCTTTCAATCCGTCTATGGTGTTGAGTGTCTTGTTGGCCACGTCAATTGCCCCAATGGCCGTCTTGTTGGTATCCCCGGCGAGTGAGAACAACTCACCTGCTTGGTTGACGAACACGTTGTCTTTAAACAGTTCCGTGCTCTTGCCTGACAAAACATTCACCACCTGAGATGTGAGGGTGTTGGTCAGATCTTTGATGTCTGAGTTGAACTCTATGCCCTTGATCTTCTCTGTGATGCTGTCCTTTATGTCAAATGGCAGATCTATTTTCTGTGTAATTCCGTATATCTCATTGTACTTCAATCCAAATTCGGTCAACAACTCTTTGGCTTTGGCGGCGTCTGTGCTGTTGCCTATTTTCTGTTTCACATATTGTAATGCGTCCGCTTGGTACTGTGCGTCTCTAATTGTGCTGTTGGCATCTACCCTGTTCTGCTGATTTATGAATTCCGGTGTGCCTGGTGTGTTTGCGTTCCTGTACCACTGTTTCTTGTCATCAGCGTCGATAGGTATCACACCATCACCACTAATCACACTTGCTCGGAACATGGGTTCGTGTGTGACCAACCTGTGAACTGTGGTCTTGGTCTTCCTTGTGAATTCCTGTAATGGTTTAAGTCCTTTCTGTGCCAGTTCCACATCTCCCTCTTCTCTGAGATTCATACCGACCTTCTCTGCGTTCAACCAGTGTGGTCCCCACTTGGCTATACCTTGCTCGCCATCGTCGCCTACACCTCCCATTGGAAGGTTCAAATCAATCCTACCACCCTGTACGTGGAACTGTCCTAGTGCTCCATGCAGTTGAGCACCTGGAGTGTAAGAACTGATAGAATTCAAAGCGTAGTTCTGTATGCCTCCCGCCGGAGAACTTTGAAGGATAGCCTTGTCTCCTACAGTAACAACTGCGTCAGCACTCTGTATCATCTCCTTGGCAGAACTCATCCTGATCTGTCCGTTGGCGTGCATGTTGATATTCAAATCTGAATGAAGATTGAAATCTCCCTCCGTACGTAAGTTTATACCACCAACACCAGAGTAGACGTCTATCCTTCCATTTGCCTGCATCTCTATGTAGGCGTTTCCTGAAGCGTTGGCTATGTACACAATTCCTTGTGTGTCATGCATCAGTAACTGATGTCCGGATGCTGTCCTTAATCTTGTCAATTGGTTGTTGCCATTTGTGTCTCCGTCGTCCATCACGAATGTGTGTCCTGACCTTCTTGTCACAAAATCTTTTTTGTTAGTATCTTTTGTTCCCACAGTTTGTTGTGTGGTTGTCTTGTCTATAGGTCCTGGTGTGCTGATTCCAAAAACACTGCTAGGCGTCTCTCTCCTAGCCGAACTGGTTGTTGTCCCCCTTATGGTGTCCTCCGACAGTCCTTGTTTCTGTAATACCTCTGCCATCGGGTGTATTGGCTTGTTGAGGCTATCATAGTTGGTTGCTGTCACACCCGGTATGCTCCTGTTGATTTCTCCTGACGGAACAACTTTTGTTCCATACGTGTCCATCTTGTCCACATCTGAACTGAATTGTCCTGCTGGGCCACCACTGCTTTTGTCCCAGGTCTTCTCACTGGACGCTATGCCCGGAACCATGTGGTTGACCAAAGGCTCCTGTACACAACCTATCCAGAACGCTTGGTCCATTTTACCTTCAGCGAATATCACAAGCACCCTTGTGCCTATGTCCGGTGGTACCGCCCAGAATCCATAACTGTGTTGGCTGTGTTCGTACTTGGTTGATCCCGGAAGATTATACCTCACATCCTTCGCACCATAGAACGGCGAAAGATATTCACAGGTTATGAGATTTCCGCTGACAGGATCTGATGTTTTGCTGAGGCTGGGTATGTTCACCTGTAGCCTGCCCATCTTCAATGGATCGGTATTGTTTTTCACAACACCTATGTATGGTCCAGCGTTTTCACCTGACCACTGCGTGTCGTTGCCCGGTGCCTTGGCGGTGGATGCGTGTCCTTTCAAATAATCTTTACTTGCCATTATGATAATCCATTGGGGTCATTGATAATTTTCTTGTCTATGACTCTCTGCCAAGCATTACCAAATGCGGCGTGTGAGCCTACACTAGTTATTACACCGTTTTTCTTGACGATTTTTTCGTTGCTGGTCTGTGTCACTTTACGGTCCTGATTGTTGAAACGTGTCATCGTCAAAGTCTGTGTGAACTTGCCATCGGTGAAGTTGTGTTGCACCTGGAACACCTTGTAGAGGCCTGAGAACACCGCCTGTCGCTCCGATGATAACTCGTACACGCCTGTCTGATCATTAAGATCCTGTGGCGTTTTGAATGTCAAGTTGATCACAGGTTCTGCCACGTCCATATTGAAACATCTCAGCGTTGGATTCCATATGTTGTCTTTTTCTCCTCCCCTGAAGAACTCGATATTGTTGTCTACGGAACTGCCGTTTCTGTTCACCGGAGTGGGTGGAATGAACTGGCTCTGTCCCAACCAGGCCGGATCACCCAGTATGTCCATCCTGATGACCACCATGTCAGCAGTTGGATTGGTGATGGCATCAAAAAACTGGTCAACCCTTGCGTCACTCTTGGCTGTCCTACCACTGTTAGAGGTCTTGTACAGTCCGGTTTCGGTCTTGGTCGGCAGATAATCAAATGGTCCCCATTTTTGCCTGTTGGTAGGTGTGCCCGTGTCCTCGCTCTGGGCCGTGTTATCCGAAGTGAAGGTCCTGCTCTCACTGGCCTCAAGATCCTTCAACCTCGATTGGTAGTAGGCCACCTTGTAGTTGATGTCTAGGTTCTGTATGTCAAGGTTGTCGCCCGTGAATATGTAGTTGTAGTCCTTGGCCACATAGGTCTGGAAATTTTTATCCTGGTGTACGCCAGCCGTTGCCAAGTTGTAGGCACTGATGTAGTATGGTTCTACCACGACACGTATTATCTTGGCGTTGGTCTGTCTGATCTCATCAAAGTTCGGCGTGGGCTCTATGCTGGTACGTATACGGAAGTACTTGAAGTATGTTGATAGACCTTCATTGGGATTGAATCTATCCGTGCCTCGTTTGCTGACCGCTTCACTCCATTCCTCGAAACTTTTGGCCCCGTACTTGGGATGGGTCCTCATCAGATCCTCCAGCAATTTCAATATGCTGGTCTCTGAACTGAATTTCAAGTAATCCAATTTGAACGCATCACTGCCTGGCTCCTGAAGGGTTCTGGTCTCTGACATGCCCACCTGTGACAGTAGGTCGAAAGATAGTTGCGTGTCCGGATCCAGGTCTTGGCTTATCGAGATGTCATATTGGTCCGGGAATTGATTGTATTGCCTGACCTTCTCGTCTTGATTTTGCTCGTTCAGTATTCTCTGGAGATCTACCACAGCATCTTTGAAATTCTTCGTGGTGGATGATAGAGTTCCGCTGGTCCTAGGATACATGTACACGTTAGTGAAGCCGAACTCGTTGTAGGGTATCGCCTGTATTGTGTAGTAAGAGCCTGCCTGGTTCACATCTATGTCCATCGTCATGATCTTGATCGGTATCACCCTCTTCACGTAATCGTTGTTCTCTTTGATTTGTTTTCCGTTCTCATCAAAACCCTTGAATTCAACCGTGAGCATGTATGGTGCGTCTAAGTGATCCAAGTAACCGTTGTTGGCCGCGGCGGCTTTGATTTTCTCGAGTAGTGTGATGCCTGCGGGTTCGACCAATTCCATTTTTATGTTAGTGACACTGGTCAGACGCCTCTTCTCATTGTAACCTGGTACGGATGTCATCTCCACGTTCCTGAAATAGAGGTCATTGTTCTTCATGAACTCTGTGGTCGCCCTGCCCAACGCATCTCGGAGGCCTTGGTTCTTTATTATTGTTTTCTTTGTCTCATCCGTGAACTGGTTCTCCTGCTCGAAGGCCGGCTTGTCGTTCCTGTTGGCATCTGGTCCTATGCCACCACTCTGTGCGATGATGTCGTGTGGCTTGCCCTGGAAGAACTGTTTCGGGTTCCTTATCTCTGTTGAACTGAGAGCAGACAGCGTGAACAGTGTGTTGTATGAGGCGAACTGGTGTAATACATTTGGATCAGGATTCAACGGAAGTTGCTTGATGCTATCCTTCCTTGCGTAGGCGGCGTTCTCGTAGTTAGACCATTTCTCCTTGTCTAATTTCTTCTTCACGTAATTGATTGGTGCCATGGGTTATATCCCCAAGTCTTTGAGCAGGTTCTCTTTCTTTGGCAGTTGAACCGTCACTCCCGGTTTGAAGTCGTAGATGGGATCCTCTATCTGGTCTGGGTTACGCTGTGCGAAAACCCACCACAACCTAGGTGAGCCATATAAGTCATAGGCCAAAAGATCTGGTCTGTAGGCGTAAGTCCTTTCTACTGTGTAACTCTGGTCGTCGTCCTCCGCAGTTATGGTCCTTGGATTTAACACGTCAAGATAGTTTGCAATCTCGCTTGTCTCAAAATATGGTGATGTGTTTGAGTACTTGGCCATTAAATAAATCCTACCTCGTTTGTTCCTTTACCGTTCAACTCTCCGTTGACGAATTTTTTCATAGAAAAATTCTTGATCGAATCTCTGCTGTAGATAGGTGTCAACATTACAGAAATGTTTGACAGCGTTGGTGCCCAGGTCTGAGATTCCCCCGCTATTACTGATTGCTCAAATCCAGCATCAGGACCGTTCAATTCTCTGTATGGAGTATTTTCTTGTTTGGTAGAAATGTAATCAATTCCTGGTCTCAGTTCCACGTTGAAAGTGTTCATGACAACAGGTACCTTGTTGAACATGTGATCACCATAACCATAGAAGTGCAAGATAGGTGGCGGACTACCTTTCAGTCCATCGATCCCTCCTTCTTGTCCAAAAAACATTTTAGTGGCTGTCCTTAAGAAATTTACCGTTGCTACCCAGTGCTTGGCATCCTCGGAGTTCTGTACAGGAAACTCTCCAATAACATTGAAGGAATCTACCTGTGAATTTTGATATGCTTGATGTGGAAAGTTGCTATGCACTTGATCCATGGGATTGTAGTTTGCACTGTGTTGTACAATCATAGTTGGTGTCAACGGCCAAAATATTCCTTGTGAATCCGCAAGTGGTTTCATAATAGGATTATTGTCAAAATCGAAAAACTTCTGTAAATCTCCTGGTGGTACTTGAAGTCTCACACGCCAGTCTTTTTTGTCGTTCCTGCCAGACCATTTGGCTCTCGCATTTACGATCCTACTGTCTGTGGAAATACCAGCACCCGTGAGCCTGCCCAGGGTCCTGTTGAATATGCCCCCTCCCACGTTCTTGACTATCTTGCCTATGTTTCCGAATGCCATTATATGGTTGCTTTCCTTTGTAAAATTTCGTATACTTTAACTATATTTATAGGCATTATTTTAGGCACACTTAATTCGCCATACGGCACGAATCAACACAATATAAAGAGAACAAATTATGAAGAGAGTCAAGTACCTAAACAACCGAGATCTGCTGGCACAGATACACGCCAGCAAGAACACCTACTGCTCATATGTCGCACCCGAGGACGCACAGTATGACCTAATTGTGCCCAACCTCAAGAAGATCAACATACGCACGGTGTCTGACGCAAAGAAGAACAAGGCCAAGAGGCTGACACAGGAGGCGTGGGAGGCGGCCAAGGTATCTGGACTGAAGAAGATAAAACTAGTGGACTACACAGTCAGTCCCAGGAAGATAGAGAAGACGGACCTGATATTCAGGGTCATGATGTTTGACCACATACCAATGGACGACGAACGTAAGAAGAATCCAAAGAGCACCGCGGATCATCACGCAAAGGTGAACTTCCCTCCGTTTCAGCATTATAAATTTGACAACAAAGGCAAGTTAGTCTGTGTGGGAAAGAGCCACTGGATAGGCGGAATGAATAACGGACATTTCTCAGCGGATCATGGCAAGATGACCAACCAACTGGCCATGATGTATATGAAACTTTGTGAACGTTATGGTACAAGGGCCAACTGGAGAGGTTACACATACAATGATGAGATGCAGTCTCAGGCATTGATGCAACTATCACAGATAGGACTACAGTTCGATGAATCCAAATCAGACAACCCTTTCGCATACTACACGGCGGCCATCACCAACAGTTTCACCAGGATACTGAACATTGAAAAGAAGAATCAAGCGATCAGAGACGACCTGTTGGAGTTCAACGGCATGATGCCTAGTTTCACGAGACAGAACGAGAACGAGACAGCAGGACCGTCATATCAGAAGAGAATGAAGACAGCACACGGCGACGTACACGCAGTCAACAAAACGACCTTAGCAAAACTGAACAAGACCTTGAAGAAGAAAGGCAAACTTGATTCTGAAGACTTCGACGACATAAAATTCAAGAACAAGATAGACATGACCAATCACAAACCGGTGGTGAAAAAGAAATGGTAAAATACTAAGATGTTTTTTAAGAAAGTAGCGTGTTTCACAGACATACACTTTGGACTCAAAGGCAACAGTCGTATACACAACGACGACTGCGAGGCATTCGTGATATGGTTCATAGAACAGGCCAAACTGCACGGATGTGAGACCTGCATATTCCTTGGTGACTGGCACCACCACAGATCAGCAACAAACGTATCCACAATGAATTACACAGTTTCGAACATGGAACGGTTAAGCAAAGCATTTGAGAAGGTTTATGTCATAATGGGCAATCACGATCTATATTACAGAGACAAGAGAGAAATTAACTCAATGGAGTACATAAGAAATATTCCTAACATACACATAGTCAACGAGTGGTTGGTAGAAGATGACGTTGCCATACTGCCGTGGATAGTAGAAGACGAATGGAAAAAGATAGAAAAGATGAAACAGAAGTATGTGTTTGGTCACTTCGAACTGCCGTACTTCAAGATGAACGCCATGGTAGAGATGCCGGACGTGGGAGGAATACAGACGGATCATTTCGCAGGCTGTGGCAAGGTGTTCTCCGGACACTTCCACAAGAGACAGTACATGAAGAATGTGACGTACATGGGCAACGCCTTCCCACACAACTACGCGGATGCCTGGGACGACGATCGGGGCATGATGATCCTGGAATATGGGGGAGAACCAAAATTTGTGAATTGGCCAGAGATGCCAAGATATATCACAATAAAAGTTTCAGAGCTATTGGAAGATCCAGACAAGTACCTAAAACCAAAGATGTATGTGAGGGTAACATTAGATATAAAAATCAGTTACGAAGAAGCAAACTTCGTGAGGGAAACATTCATAGACAAATACCAATTGAGAGAACTACAACTGATCCCAGAACAGGTGGACAACGCACAACAACCACTGGTAGAAGTGCAGAAATTTGACAGCGTTGATCAAATAGTCATCAAGCAGTTGCAGGGGGTGGACTCGGAAGTGTACGACAAGAACGTATTAACAGCAATTTACAACGATCTAGATGTCACGAATTAGTAAAAAGAAATTGATAAAAGTGTTGAAGGGTGATTTTGAACAACCGACCATGTCTAAAGCACAGATATTTGACATGTTCAAAAATCCACCAACACAGGAAGAATGGCTGAAAGGCTACAAGGAATGGAAGAGGAAACAACTTGCTGACGATTAAAGAACTAACGGTAAAGAACTTCATGAGTGTGGGCAACCAGGCCCAGGCCATTGACTTCTCAAACAAAAGCCTGGTTCTTGTTATTGGTGAGAACATGGACCTAGGAGGTGATGACGCCGGTGCCAGGAACGGTACGGGTAAGACCACTATCATAAACGCATTGAGTTACGTGTTCTTTGGTGAAGCACTTACAAACATCAGGAGAGACAATCTGGTCAACAAGACCAACGAGAAGGGTATGTTGGTCAGCGTCAAGTTCATAAAGAACGGAGTCACATACACGATCGAGCGAGGACGTAAACCACAGATATTCAGATTCTATGCCAACGACATTGAACAGAACAGCGAGAGCAACGAAGCACAAGGTGAGAACAGGGAGACACAGGTAGAGATCAACAAACTGATGGGCATGACCCATTCCATGTTCAAGAACATCATAGCACTGAACACCTACACACAACCGTTCCTGTCCACCAAACAGGCAGAACAAAGGGAAATCATAGAACAACTATTAGGTATTACTTTGCTATCACAGAAAGCAGACCTGCTAAAAGAAAAACAAAAGGCAACAAAACAAATGCTCACTGAAGAGAAAATGAAAATAGACGCAAAAGTTGCCAGCAATGAAAAGATACAGGAGTCTATAGAAAGCCTGCAGATAAGATCAAACGCCTGGGCGAAACAGAAAGAAGATGATATAACAAATTTCAAAGAAGCAATAGCGGAACTGGAAAAAGTGGACAGTGAGATAGAGATCGAAAAACACAAGAAATTACAGAAGAGAAATGAACTTCAAACTATGTTGAGAAGTTTGGAAAAAGAGAAAGCATACCACGAGAACAGTTTGACAAAAGCAGAAACCACCGTGACAAAAACAAATGCGGATCTCGAATACGCGGAACAACAGAAATGTCCAACGTGTGAACAGGAACTGCACGATGACAAGCACACACACCTGGTAGACAAGTTGAAAGTGCAACTGACAGAATCAACAGACTACGTGACCAAACTGAAAACTGATCTTGCAAATATACAACAGGGCATAGACGAGGTGGGAGATCTAGGTAACATACCAGAAACATATTATGACACAATAGACGAAGCATACAATCACAAAGGATCTTTACAAGACTTAAAGAGACAGTTGGAAAGAACAGAGAAGTCCGAGGACACTTATGCGGAGCAGATAGCGGAAATGAAGAAATCAGCGATACAGAAAATAGACTACGACAAGGCAAACGAATTGGAGGACCTACACAGGCACCAGGACTTCTTGTACAAACTTTTGACTGCGAAAGATTCATTCATAAGGACAAGGATCATAGAACAGAACTTGACATACCTAAACCAGAGGTTGGCATACTTCCTAGGCAAAGTGAAACTGCCACACACAGTCACGTTCCAATCAGACTTGAGTGTGCGTATCGAGGAACTTGGCAGAGAATTGGATTTTGATAATTTAAGCAGGGGTGAAAGAAATAGACTGATATTGAGTTTGAGTTGGGCGTTCCGAGATGTTTGGGAAAGTCTTTATCAACAGATCAACTTGCTGTTCATTGATGAGTTGGTGGACGCTGGTATGGACATATCCGGTGTTGAGAGTTCGATGGCTGTACTGAAAGACATGAGTAGGACGCAAAAGAAGAACATATTCCTGATATCACACAAGGACGAATTAGTAAGCAGGGTGAATAGCGTACTAAAAGTTGTAAAAGAGAATGGTTTTACCAATTATGCCAATGATGTTGACATTATTGTGTAATTTTCCTGTTGACAGACCCAGTTCATACGTGCTTTAATTACAATGACGTTAATTAATGTTATCGTACGACAATAAAGGAAGGACGTAAATTATGTCAAATGAAACACACGAGCAGATCATGACAGAGATACAAACTTACTCAGAAGAGAATGGTAAGTTCGTAGACAAGGGTGTAAAGGCTTCGGCTACTAGAGCCAGAAAAGCACTTGCAAACTTGGCTAAATTGATCAAGGCAAGAAGAAAAGAAATTCAAGAAGTTAAGAACGCGGCTAAAACAGCGGGATAACGATAATTGAATTGCAATTCTACTAACCCTCGGCTTTAGCGAGTCGGGGGTTTTTTATTTCTTGAGGATTCCTTTGCCGTGTACCCTCACACGGATGTGACCATTGTAGTAATCGTTTGATTCTAAAACTTTACGAGCAAATTGTTCTCGTGCTTCTATGTAAGAAAGTTCCGCTTTCGAATAGCAGAAGAAAAGTATTTCTCTTGTGAATTTATCTTTGCCAAGTTTGTTCACATCAATGGTGAGATCGTCACTTGATCCGTAGTAGTCCTGCCAGTCAGAATCAACCTTGTACCTACGCTTGTTCTTTCTTCCCTTTAACGGTGGACGAGATCTCTTGAACCTTGCCAGTTTCTTACCTATGTACTTCCTTCCGTTTGTGGTGTTGGTTATCTCATACACGAAGCCTACTACTTCAGCAGGCAGTTCTGTTATTTCCTTGTGTTTGAATGTCCAGTTGCTCATTTGGATTTTTCCTTAGGTGGTGCGTATCCGTATTCCCCAAACAATTTATTTGGCTGTTTAAGGTAATTCGGAAAGTGCTTTATGTATTCGTGTATTTCTCTGGTGTCCTCGTAAAACTTGTCATGTATTAGGAAAGGAATGTTAAAATGTCTACGTTCTACTTCGTATAATATCCTCGCCTCTGAAACAACATCCAACCCTTTGAGCGACATAGAAGCACCTCGCTTTATCGCCTTAAGGATTTGGTTTTCTTTTTCCATGATTGAACGGTTCAAGTTAGCATCTAAGAAATTGTTGTGAAGTTCTTTGAAATCCAGATTGCCACCGAAACAGTTGTCTAACTTAGACTTTAATCTGTTGTAGTCAAATATGTCATCTAAGTTCATAACATACTTTGCTAGATTCATGATTTGTTTGTTTGACTTCCAAATGGCGTGTTCCTGGTACGATATCAAATTAAAAATAATATAATTCCTCAAGATCCAACGCGGTATCTTTCCCGACGTCTCATGGTAGTTGTACATGGTCGTGGCATCTTTCAATAAATTTGTCTCTACCAACCTTTGTCTCACCCATTCATGCACGTTATCAGACATCAATTTTATACCAGAACCTTTGATGTCTCCGGCCGCATCGAGGCTCCTCCTGTAACAGTAATAGAATTCCTGTCTGTCCTCGAACACCAGTCCGAATATTTTATCGTTATCTTCGAACTTGTGATAGTGTTCGTGTTTGGTGAGATCCCACGACACTACTTCTTTCCTGTTGCCTAACAGCGGGTCATCTCCGTGTCTGCTGTTGTGTGCGTTTCCGTTCTGGTTGAAGTCCAGCGGCAGAACCTTGCCTTCAATATAGCAGTACATCAGATGCTCCACAAAATGTCCGTGCATGCCTGTTGAGAAACATAATTTCTTTTTATCCATTATTGAAATCTCTCCAGTGCGTCTGATAATATTTGTTTGGATTTTTCATGTACTTTGGATAGTGTGCCACGTATTCTAAAATCTCGCCGGTTGTGGCGAATCGGAATGGCAGATTATAGAAACTGATGTCGAAGTATTTGCGTTCCAGATACCACATCACTATGCATTCGCCCACCACACTCATTTTCTCAATGATAATATTTTTATTTTTGTCCACTGCGTCTAATATGCCCATCGCTGTCCTGTATTCCTTCAACGAGTTATTGCGATCTAAAAAAGTTTTGTGTATTCCGCTGAAATCCAGATCATGGCCAAACAAGTTACCCAAGTAATTACGTAGCCTGTTGTAATCTAGTATGTCCTCCATGTCAATTTTCGAATGGTCCGATGATTTTATCCTTTGATTTGTTGTGGTCCATACGTGCTTACTTTCTGATG